GGAATTGGCGCATATCGCACATGAAATTATCAATTATTTGGAGGAACCAGATGAACATAAAACGGATTAAATGCATTTTGACAGGTGGATGCAAGTTCAAAAGTTCGGATACAGAATCAAAATGTAATGATAAAGAAAAGACCTGTACAATCACAGAGACTTGCTACAAATGCGGGAAGAAGTACACTGCCGTATTTACCTACAAACAGCTAGGTGTTCCAGATTAGGAGAAATGTTGTATGGTAGAAATATTTGCAATTTTTGCTTTTGCGTTATTTATATTATTTTTAACTACATGGCGAAGTGATGAAAAGCATGGCATTTCGTATTGGATAGAAATTGTAATATTTGGAATAATCATAACCGCTATTGGAGTGACGCTTTCGCTTTTTATACACGTAATAGGTTTAGCGTTAATTTCAATATTTTCAAGCGTGTTTATTGGATAGTAAAGAATACCGTAGAAATAGTTTATATTATCAAACCTATATATAACTTTAAAGCAAGTGAATAATAGTCAAGAGAGCCACATGAGAGCCAGACTAAATCCTAAAAAGAAAGGAGGTCTGGCTCTATTTTTATGGGAAAAATTACAGAAGGCTCGATTGAATGGTATCGGGCAGTTTTAAATCAGATTATCAATGGGGACATGACAATCTATCAGAACCAAAAAGATTGCCTTGATTTGCTTTTAAATATGAATATTGACCTTCCTTTCAACAAGAACCAAGAAGCACGGAAAATGGCTATGAAAGTAAGTCAATACTCACATAACATAGCAGAGAAGTGTGCTGCATTAACTGGTAGTGGTGACTTTGACGATATATACTGGCAGTATTTGTTACTGGAAGCACCACATTTATTTGAAAGTTACTTGCTTTATATGGAAAAGAATAGACCGGACAGCAAGAAATTTTATATTCCAAGAAGAAAAACACTACATGTGGTAGCCCAAGACCTACAAGATTTGGAAGAAAGAAAGATAGAGTTTTACGGTTTATCGCTTCCAAGCCGTGTTGGAAAATCTACTATGTGTATTTTCTTTATGTCTTGGATAATGGGTAAAAGACCGAATAGTCATAGTGCAATGGGCGGTCATTCTGGAAAACTGGCAAAAGGATTTTACGGAGAACTTCTTAATCTCATTAATACACAGGAATACAACTACAATGAAATTTTTCCACAGTCGAAACTTCAAAAACAAAGTGCTGATGATTTTGAAATAAACCTGGACAAACCAGATAGATTTGCAACAATGACTTGCCGTGGTATTGAAGGAACTTGGACGGGTGCCGTTGATATTTCTTCCGATGGTTATTTGTATGTGGATGACCTTGTAAGAGATAGGCAACATTCATTAAGCCCTACCCGATTAGAAAATACATATCAAGAATATCTGAATAAGATGGTTGACCGTAAGATTGATGGCGCAAGGGAGCTTATGGTTGGAACTAGATGGAATTTATATGACCCTCTTGGAAAAATCGAGAAGCTAAATCACGATAATCCAATGTATCGGTTTAGAAAAATTCCAGCTTTGAATGATGATGGTAAATCGAATTTCGATTATGAGTATGGCGTTGGATTTTCAACAAAATATTATGTCGATATGAAAGCTAGGTTAGACGCTAACGAATGGGAAGCCAAATATCAGCAAAAGCCCTTCTTACGTGAAGGAATTGTGTTTGCAGCTGACGAATTGAGATATTATAACGGCGTTCTTCCAGAAGGGGGATTTGTCAAAAATGTTTCTGCCTGTGATGTTGCGTGGGGTGGTGGTGATAGCTTATCAATGCCAGTGGGCGCAGAATACGAAAATGGAGATGTGTATATTTATGACTGGATTTTCAGCACGGCACCAAAAGAAGGAACATTGCCATTAGTTGTTGGAAGAATCATGGGTAATAATATTCAATCCATCAATTTTGAAGCAAATAATGGTGGAGATATGTATGCCTATTATGTAAATGAACGGTTGAAAGAACATAAATACGCTTGCAGCACGACCAGTACAAAAGCGCCTTCAAAACAAGCAAAAAAAGAAAAAATAAATCAGTATTCCGGGGATGTTAAGCAGAATTTCATATTTTTGGCTCCGAAATATCAAGACAAGCAGTATCAAAAGGCTATGGATGAATTAACGACCTTTGTATATATTGGCGATAATGAGCATGATGACGCCGCAGATGGAGTTACACAGCTTGCAATAACACTTGCTGGAAAAAGATTTGCAGAAGTAAAAGCAACCAAAAATTTTATGTGGGGAAGGAGATAGAATATGATGACTGCAACTCAATATTTACGACAGATTGAAAATTATGATAACAGAATCAAAAACAAGCTTATCGAAGAAGAACAACTCAGTTCTCTTTCCACAAGTGTATCTGCAATTCCTGTTGGAGAAAAGGTACAAACTTCTGTAAAACGTGATCCGATGGGAGATATGGTTGCAAAGATATTTGATCTGCGAGAAGAGATTTCAAAAATGATATCCGAATTTTTACAAAAAAAGCAGGAAATAGTCCGAACCATAGAACAGGTTGAAGACCCGTTGCTGTACAACATACTATTTAAGCATTATGTTGAGTACAAATCATTGGTTCGTATCGCAGATGAGATGGGATATTCTGAAATACATATTAAGAAAAAACACTTAAAAGCTTTGGCAGAAGTAAAAAAGATAAAAGGTTTTGAAAGATGATACCGAAGTATACTGAATGATACCGCCAATATGTGTAAAATATAAAGTAGAGCATTGGATTAAAATATCCAGTGCTTTTTATTTTGCAGAAAGGATGGTTCGGCTCGTGAGAAATACAATGAATTTTGTAGATTTATGCCGAGGAGAATTCGGTAGAAAAGTAGCCTACACAGGCGTTGACCGAATCACTCCACAAAATGTAGTAAAAGTAGTATCAGATACAATTGGCATACATAATAGAAACCGAACATTGATTGATTACTTGTATCGGTACATGAAAGGCGATCAGCCGATATTATATCGAAATAAAATAGTCCGTCCAGAAGTTAATAACAGAGTGGTTGAAAATCACGCATTTGAAACTGTAAAATTTAAAGCTGGACAGATTTGTGGGGAACCAATCCAGTATGTATGCAAAAAGAAAAATGCGGATGAAAAAATAAATGAGCAAGTTGACCTTCTGAATGATTATCTGGATGAAGCCAATGCAGATGCAAGAAACATCCAGAGGGCAATATACCAAAGTGCAACAGGAACTTCCTATAAGGCTATTCTGAAAGAAGAGGATTGGACAAAAAACGGAGATTTACCACCGTTTAGAATCTTCATTCCGTATCCAGGTGATTGTTACATTGTATACTCACAGAGAAACGGCAAACCAATGCTTTCCGTGCAGATTTTAAAAGATGAAGATGAACAGCAATATTATTTGTGCTATTCAAAGAACCAGTTTTTTGAAATCAAGAATGGAAAAGTAACCAACTACGGCATCAATGGTTTTGGCGGGATTCCTATTGTTGAATGCCCGAATAATCATGATAGACTTTCAGACGTTGAAATTGCAATAACATTATTTGATGCAATTAACAAATATCAGTCCGATAGATTAAATGGCGTGGAACAGTTTGTGCAAGCCTTTATGAAGTTTAAGAACTGCGAGGTAGACGAAAACGAGTTTTTGAAAATGGTAAAACTTGGTGCTATCTCTGTTAAAGATACTGGAAACGGCTGTCAGTCGGATGTTGAACTGATGACCGCTGAACTGAATCAATCAGAGAGTCAGGTTGCAAAGGATGATATCTACAATAATATGCTGATTGTGGAAGCAATGCCAAACCGTCAAAGCAATAGCGGAGGAGATACAGGAAATGCCGTATACCTTCGTAATGGATGGGATTTTGCAGAGAGAGATGCAAAATTGGTAGAAGCATTCACCAAGGAAGCTGAAAAGGAATCTGCCAGAATTATTCTGAATATTATCCGTGGTACATCAAATGATGTTAATATCTCAACCCGAGATTTTGATGTAAAGATAACCAGAAACCCAACAGACAATATGCTTGTAAAAGCACAAGCACTTGATTATCTGTTCAAAAATAAAATTCATCCGCTTATTGCATTGATTACTTGTGGGCTTTTCAGTGATCCGCAGAAAGTCTACGAAATGAGTTTACCGTATCTGGGAACTATTTACCCGGAACTGGCAGACCCGGAAGCGGAAATACAGAAAGCTCAACAACTACTGGATGAAAAATTTCAGAATCCAATCAATAAAGGCGTGATAGATAATGAATAAAGCCTTACAGTTTGATGAATTAAATGTTTTATCAGAGAACCGCAGAAGTGAACCATACGAAGAATATTTCGATAAAATGTCCATTTCTGACAAACAAAAAAGACTGAGGATAGCTTTTTCCGAACAGATGGAAGAAGTTATCCTTTTTTGTTTATCACTGATAGAAACAATGGTTGAAAATGAAGAAGTTGACCAGGAATATATAGAAAATGAGTTATCCGAACAATACCTTGCGATAGCAGCTATATATTTTGCTGTTGATGACTATATCACAGATTATGTTAGACAATTCTCACATGATGTTGTTCAATCCACACTCGATCACATCAAAGAAAAATATTATCTTTCCAGAGACAGGGCAATGTTTATTTCTGAATGTGAAGCAAATACTTCTCTGAATTATAAGGAATACACGGATGCAATCAAATCTGGAAAGAAATATAAAACATGGAAAGATATAGGAGATACAAAAGAGCGCAAAACACATCTTGAAGTTGGTGGAACGACAATTCCAATTAAGGAGTTGTTTGCAGTCGGTGACAGCTTAATGCTTTTTCCAAAAGATGTTTCACATGGAGCTTCCAGCAAAGAAATCGTGAACTGCCGCTGCTCAATTCAATACAGTTAATTAGGGACGAGAAATCGTCTCTTTTTTATTACACAAAAATAAAATGCATCCCGATAGCGTGAACATGGGAGACACCTTATGTTGAGCGAACAACGTTAAAAAGCGTACTGGTGAAAGGAGATTTCAATGACAAGAGAAGATGTTAAAAAGATTTTTCCAGAAGCAACTGACGAGCAGATTACTGCTTTTCTGAATCAATCTAATTCTGATGTGGCTAGAGAAAAAGCAAAAGCCCAGAAGCTGAAAGAGGATGCAGAAAAAGTGGAAGCACTGGAAAAAGAGCTGGAAGAACTCAAACAGCAGAACATGACGGAAGCCGAGAAAGCAGAACTGGAACGCCAGAAAGAAAAAGCTGCAAATGAGAAGAGGATTTCCGATCTCGAATCTGCACTTGCAACGTCCCAGAGAGAAGCCCTAGTAGGAAAAATCACTTCCATTTTTGCTAATGCAGGAATGAAAGGGGATGCTTACGCCGGAGCAATCAAAGCTTTTTCCAACATGAATGCGGATGACGCTCTTAAAGAAGCCCAGACCTTTGTTGATGGAATTTCCGCAGAAAATAAAGCAACACTCGATACTGCAAAAGCAGCTTGGGAGAAGGAAGCATTGGAAAACACTCCGAATCCGGGCGGTGGTAGTGGTAGCAAAGCTACAGTAAAAAGCGATGCTGCTGAATTTGCAAAAGCTTACTCAGCAAAAATGAACCAGGAAACTAAATCAGCGGACGATAACGCCCCTGTAAATATTTAAGTAAAGGAGATATAAATAATGGCTTTTATGAAAACAGAGCAGTATGAGTCCACTCCAAATATTCTCGAATCCGAGGTTGGCCTTGTACTTAAAACCTACACAGCAGATCAGACAAATGCTGAAACAGTTGGAACAAAGAAAATTATCAAAGCAGGTTCCGTATATCCAACAAATGCGACAGGTGCAATCGGCATTGTATTTGAAGATGTTGATATGACAGATGATACCAAGAGACCAATTTCTGTAATTGTTGCAGGACGTGTTCTCGAAAAGAGACTTCCAGTAACAGTTGACACCACTGCAAAAACAGAGCTTGAGAAATCTGGAATTGTTTTTGTAGTCACAGAAGACCCAGTATTTTAAGGAGGTATAACAAATGCCATTTAATGTATTAGAAACAATCACAGAGGAAGAGAGACTTAATTTCTCCCAGAGTTTTGATGTAAAAAGACCCGGCATCCTCGGTACCATTTTCCCAGATACAAAAACCCAGTATCTGAAAGCAGAGTATTACAGACTTATGGCTGGACAGCGACTGCCAGAGGTAGCTTTTGTTCATGCGCTTGATACCGAAGCAGAAATCGGTTCCAGACCTGGCTTTGAAAAGGTATTGACCGAGAAACTTTTCATCAAGAGAAAAATCAATCAGTCTGAGCGATTACAGCAAGCTATTGAAAATGGTGTTCCAGATGACAATAATCTCAAAAAATTTGTATTTGACGATGCAGCCAATCTTTTCGAGGGTGTAGTCGCAAGGGCAAATGTAATGAAAGGTCAGTTCCTTTCCACTGGTATTGTAAAAATCAAGGAAAATCATGTGGATATGAGCATTGATTACGGCGTTACATCTGATGCAAAAGTAACACTCACTGATTGGTCTAAGCCAGACGCAGATATCATGGGCGATATCTCAAAAATGGTAGCCATTGCAGAAGATAACGGATATGTGGTAAACAAAGCTCTTACTTCTCTCAAGATGATTAATTACATGCGGAACAATACTGCAATGCAGACCGCAGTTCTTGGAGCTGCAAACAAACGTCTTCTGACAAAACAGGAGCTTACAAATCTGCTCATGCAGGAGTACGGAATTACAATTGATCGCTGTGATGAAAAATATCGTTACAGAAAAGCGGACGGAACTCTGAAAACAGGAAGATACTTCAAAGAAGATGTGTTTACTTTGTATGAAGCAAATGCGAATGGTTCCTTTGGTTCCGGTCTTTGGGGTGTAACTCCTGAGGAACTTGAATACAGACAGTTCATTCAGGAAGAGAACCGTTCTTTCGTAACCCTTTCCATGTGGGCTACACAGGACCCAGTTGCAGTATGGACAAAAGCGTCCGGTATGTTTGTTCCTGTTGCACCAAAAGCCAACGGCGGTATCGTGATCGGTACCAAGGCGGGGGAATAACCGGGCATAGTCTCGATGAAAACAGCCAGTCACCATCTGTAGCAAGTGCTTATGATGAATCAACACATAAGTATACAGAAAGCGAGTTGTCTAATATGACTGTATCTCAGTTAAGACAACTTGCAAGTGATAACGGCTATGCCCTGACAGCAACTAATAAGGCTGGAATAATATCAGAGATTTTATCTCAGCAAAGGTAGGTGATTAAATGGACGAACAGCTTATAGAGGATTTGACAAATTATCTTGAAGATGATGCAGAAACTGCGAGGATGATTCCTCTTTCAGCAAAGAGGGCTATTCGTTCATTTAAGAAGAAAAGGAATTATCCTTCATCTTACAGTGATGAGAAAATAAATTCCGATATGGAAAACTGCTATGATTGTATATTTGATTTGGCTCTTTTCTTTCTGGTGAAACAGGGAGTTGAATTCCAAGGATCACATTCCGAATCTTCTGTAAACAGAAATTGGACTTCCGAAACTGAAATTTATGTAAATCATGGTGTTTTTCCATTTATCGGATTCTAAGATGGTGTGTGCGTGATACGTCAATCCTCCCACGTATCGCAGGGGTGCTTCAAATTAGGTGGGTAGAAGCAATATCTAAAAAAAATGGGAGTGATGGAAAGGAATAGCGATGGGATGTGAACACGAGTGTATCAACGAACACCGCTTGAAAGAATTGGAAAGTGCCGTCCATGAGATGAAAGAAAAGCATTCAAAAAGGGATGAAGGCTTTTTTAATCGTATCAATTCGCTGGAACAGAAAATTGCTTTATACAACAATGACCTGGGACACATCAAAGATACAGTTGACGAAATGAACGACAATTTAAAAGCACTCATGGAAAAGCCAGGAAAATTACAGGACAAAATTATTGCTTATGTCATAACTGGCATAATCGGTATTGTTTTAGGCTTTGCCCTTAAAGGCATTTTCCCGGTGTAATATTGATTCCACTAACAGGGAGGACGGTGGAATGGATAATTATAAAGACTTTTCAGAAGATGAAAGAATCTTCTATTTGCGTGAAGCTGGATTTGATTCCAGAGAAAAAGAGTTATTCCGATTGCGTGTTTACGAAGAAAAAACACTTGCAGAAGCTTCAGAAATCATGGGGTACAGCACAAGAACCGTAGACCGCATAAACAGAAAATTAAAGAAGAAAATTATGAAAGTCGCCCCGATGTATTGTCGGGGCTTTTCTTTGTATTCATAAAATGTGGCGTATTTATGGCGTTATCATGGCGTGTTAATCAACCTCTTATTATTGTAAAATATACTTATAAAAACAAGGGAGGTTTGAGATATGCAGTATGGTAATCCGTATTTTGCGCAACCATTTCAACAAATACAGCCGTATCAAGATAGATTAGCACAATTGCAGAATAGTTATCAGCAGGCAATGCCATACGGACAGGCACAGATTCAGCAACCAATACAACAAATGCCACAAGTACCACAAATCCCCATGTTGCAAGGACAGATGGTTGATGGCATTGATACTGTAAAGGCAAAAGATGTAGATATGTCCGGGAATCCTGTTTATTATCCAAAAACAGATGGAACAGAAATATATAGAAAACAATTACAGGCAGATGGAAGAAGTAGAATTTTTGTTTATCGACTTATAAATCCGGAAGAACAACAGCAACCAAAGGTAGAAGAAAAACCGATTGACATAGAAGCTATGTTTAATCAACTTCGGAACGATGTTTGTTCTGAGATTTCCGAAATAAAGAGTATGTTTCCAACACAAATGTCGGTAACACCGGAACCCAAGCAGAATGGAGGTAAACAGAGATGATGAATCCAATGCAACTTATGCAGATGATACGTGGTGGAGGGAATCCTCAACAAGCCATAATCAATATGATGAAACGACAGGCAGGGAATAATCCTGTAATTGACAACGCAATTAATATGATGGAAAAAGGTGATAATGCAGGAATTGAAAAGCTTGCAAGAAATCTTTGCCAAGAAAAAGGGATTAATCCTGATGATATGTTATCGCAGGTTAAGAATCAGTTTGGAATAAAATAAATTCGCTACAATAATTAAAAGAGCCGCGGTCTTTTGATTTTGTATAAATTACAAAAATCAATAAGGAGGTAATCGCTATGATGAATGGTGGATTATCAGCAAGCGATGTCGCTGTATTAAGCGGCTCTAATAACCGTGCCGATGAAGGCTATGGCTTTGGCGGTGGCTGGGCATGGTGGATTATTATATTGCTCATCTTCGGCTGGGGCGGTTTCGGCGGCTTTGGCGGCTGGGGTGGCAATGGTGGAAACGGTACAAATGGTGCAGGTTTCCAAGGATGGGCAACCAGAGCGGATATCAATGAGAGCTTTGCTCTGAACGATATTCAGAATGGTATCAGAGGTATTCAGCAGGGCATTTGCGATAGCACATATGCGCTTAACAATACCATGCAGAGTGGTTTCAACGGCATGAATGTTGGAATGCTTCAAGGTTTTAATGGCGTTCAGCAGGCAATCAATGCTGATACTGTAGCCGGTATGCAGAATACCAATGCATTACAGTCCCAGTTAGCAAGTTGTTGCTGCGAGACCAGAGAAGCTATCCAGGGTATCAACTATAACCTGGCTACCAACACTTGTGCATTGCAGAACACAATGAACAATAACACCAGAGACCTTCTGGAAAATCAGAACAGCAATACAAGAGCAATCCTTGATTATCTTTGCCAGAAAGAGACAGCAGACCTCAGAGCAGAGAATCAGGCACTTAAACTGGCGGCTTCACAGTCCGACCAGAATGCGGTATTACAGGCGGCTATGAACGCAAATACAGCAGAAATTCTCAGACGCACTGCACCGCTTCCGGTTCCTGCATATCCGGCAAGCAACTTGTATGGATATTATGGAAGCTGTGGATGTGGGGGAAACAACGGTTGTTGCTGATTTTATCATTGAATTAAATTAAAAATTGAATATGTACCGTTATTATGATATAATAAAATTATCATAGGAGGAACGGTGCATGGTTAATCAAGATTTAATAGGTCAAAAATTTGGGAAACTTACAGTTGAATCTAGTGCAGGAACCAATAAGTGGAAACATAGGTTATGGGAATGCAAATGCGATTGTGGCAATATTGTGATCGTAGACACATCCAGACTAAGAAATGGTCACACAAAAAGTTGTGGATGTTTACACCCAAAAGCGGAAGATTTGACAGGAAAGCGTTTCGGAAAATTGACTGTAGTAAAGAAAATAGGCAGGAAAAATCGTTCTAATTATTGGCAATGTCATTGCGATTGTGGCAATGATGTCAATTGCTATCAATACAATTTAATGAGGGGAACAAGTACATCTTGCGGATGTTTGCGCAGTTATTACTCAAAACAAAGTAGAAACTGTCATGGAGAATCAACCGGAATTTTATATAAAAAATGGTCTTCGATTAAAACAAGATGTACTAACCCAAATGACCCACACTATAAAGACTATGGTGGACGTGGAATTAAATTGTGTGATGAGTGGCAAGAATATTGGCCGTTTAGAGAATGGGCTTATGCGAATGGATATCAAGAAGACTTAACCATTGAGAGAAAAGACGTAAATGGAAATTATTGTCCCGAAAATTGTTGCTGGATTACTGGGTTTGAACAAGCCAGCAACAAAAGAAGGAGCGTATTTTTAGAGTACGGTGGGAAAAAGCAAACAATTTCTCAGTGGAGTAGAGAACTTGGAATAGGAAAAGAAACCATTGCGTATAGGGTACATGCCGGATGGAGTGCGGAAGAGTGCTTATTTGGTAAAAAGAACAGAACTGGAAATTCTAGCCCTAGAATGAATATCCCTGACTATTTATCTTAAAAGTAACAAAAGTTGTTGAACTCACCCTTAGAGGTTGACTAAATTCTAAGAGGTGGGTTGCTGCTCACCTCTTATTGATTGAGAGGTAAAAGATATGGCATGTAAGAATGTTTGTAATATTTGCAATCACCTTGTGCTGTCTACTGCAATTGCATTCACAGGTGGAAATCTTGTGGTTACTATCCCGGAAGGAAGCTACAATAATGGAGAAAAATACTGCATTGTTTTAGCGCAGTCTATTCCGAATACAACCACAATTACCGCCCCAGTAATGATTCAGATAGGAACAGGAACAACCTTGTATCCGTTAGAGAATCGTTGCTGTGCACAGATTACGGCTTGTGGAATAAGAACCAGAACGAAGTACGCAACCAGAGTAGCTACAAGTGCAACTGGCGGAGTATTCAAGATGTTAGGAAATCCGGCTTGTAGTCCGAGCAACAATTTGAAAGCAATTAATGGTACAGCCCCAACGACAGAAGCACCTGTTACGCAGGCTGTTAGAAAGGGGGCACTGTAATGCATAAAGTTGCAATGGAAATGGGAAAATGGGCTATGGAAAAAGCAAAAACACATGGCTTTGATAATCTCAGCGCTCAAGACTGGGACGATCTGAAAGACTGCATGGAAGCGGTTAAATGTGCAATTTGCGCTGACAAAGATTATCGTATTGTAGAAGCCATGGATGAATGCGAACAGGAAGAAAAGTATCTTGGACGCATGGGATATGACCGTTACCGCTATTCAAATGGGCGTTTCGCTCCAAAAGGTAGGGGAACCAGAAAAGGATATAGACCATATCTGTATATGCAGGATGACGACTGGATGGATGAGTATTTAAACAATCCAGAATTTGAGCGCAACATGTACCGCATGGGATATCATCCAGACCGTAGTGATATGGAAATGGGTGACATGAATCGGAAGAAATCCAGATATGGCGAATCCTATGATAGATATGATGAGAATCGTAGGCACTATCATGATTCTAAAGACACGGAATCCAAAAGAAAAATGGATGATTCCATGAAGGAGTACACATCTGACATTATCCGTAATCTTACAGAGATGTGGTCAGATGCAGACGCAACGCTCAGACAGTCGATGAAAGCTGACCTGACCAGACTTGTACAGCAGATGAACTAGAGCAATAAATGAATTAAGTCCTTGTCGCAAATTAATGCGGCAGGGGCTTTTTTCGTAGAAAGGATGGTGATAAACCATGCTGAAACAATTCTATATGAACGGGGACTTGTGGAGAGTTCGCTTTGTTTCTCCCCATGATAATGTTTTGATTGACCGCACAGAAAAACGCACACTTGCTGTATCTGATTACTCTACAATGACAATTTCGATTGCAAGCAACTTGCATGGCGAACTTCTAAATCGTGTATTCATCCATGAATTAGGGCATTGTGTAATGTTCAGCTATGGTTTACTGTCAGAACTTCACCGCATGGTTAAGAAACGATATTGGGTGGATGCAGAGGAATTTGTATGCAATATTCTGGCAGACTATAGCCATTTCGTGATTGGAACTGCCAGAGATATTTTGGGAAACAAATTTACATATGTAGCTCCTATTGGAGCAGAAAGGATGATTGCATAGATGACAATAGCAGAAAACACAGTTATTTTTGATGGAATCAAGTACAATCCAGGTGACGAATTGCCGGATTTAGGCAGTTGGGTGTGTACAGACGCAAAAGGTATGGTTCGTGATTACGAGGGACTTTCAAAAGACGTATCAAAGCTCCCACATTATGTACAGAGCGGTTCTTCAGCCTTGTGCCTTGATACTTCTGAATTATATGAATATCATAAACCTACTGATACATGGTACAAACTGTAAAGGAGAAGCGCATATGGCATTAACACCAAAAAAAGTATATGCAATATTAAAACGCCAAATTTCCGATATGGAATCACAACTGAATCATCCTGTTAGGTATAAAGGAACAGTTTCTACATCCGATTTGCTTCCGTTAAATCCAGCCATTGGAGACATGTACAATATCGAATCCAAATCCATTTATGGCGAAGCTGGAATGAACGTAGCCTGGAATGGCGTGACCTGGGGTACTATGGGCGCACCGATTGATATGTCACTTTATTTTACAAAAGAAGAAGCAGATACCACAATACAAAACATGGTAAATGAGTACTTTGAAAATAATCCGATCAAGCCTGGAGCCACGACAGAACAAGCACAGCAGATCGAGCAGAATAAGACGGATATTACTTCGTTGAAAGAGGAAACTGGTTCACTAAAGGAAGATAAAGCCGATAAAACAGCCCTTTTCAAAACTGACAGAAAACTCGATGCACTTTGGAAACTCAATCAGGGTATCAGCTATGAATTTCAGACGGATGATACAGAAGCTTATCAAAAAACGGTTCCAAGTGGTGCGAAGATGGCGAATGTGAAAAGTATTGGAGGAAAGACGATTGTTTGGAATCAGCTAAATTTGAATGACAAAAATTCTATTACGAGAGACGGTATTTCTTTTACAAACAATAAGGACGGTTCATGGACAATAACTGGAACTTGTAGTACATCTAATGGAGGCAGTGCTAACGTACTAATATACAAATTTGCAGATAAATTTGTATCAGGCCATAAATATTTAGTTAAAGCTGATAAATATTTTGATGAAAATTATGGTTTTGCAATTAACGGCGCTACTTTCCCACTAAAAAAAGCAGTAATTATCGATTACGCTTTTAATCCAGTAATATCTGTAAAAGACAAAGTAACCGTGGATAATGTTACGATGCGAATGAATATTTTTGACATCACTCAAATGTTCGGTGCAGGTAACGAACCATCCACACCCAAAGAATTTGAAGCTATGTTTCCAGCAGACTACTATCCGTACAATGCAGGCGAGTTGATGAGTGCACCTGTGAATGAGGTTGTATATTTAGATACCAAAAATCAAGAAACATCATATCCAATCCCACAAGCCATTCTTAATCTTCCTGGTTACGGTTGGTCAGCTGGGGATGTGAGAAATTATGTAGACTGGGAAGAGAAGAGGTATCATAAGCGAGTAGGCAAAGTTGATTGGGAAAGACTGGATTGGGAATATGCAAACGATTATTTGGGTATGCCTGTATTTTATACTACAAATATCCCGCCTGGAATTGCTAGTAAAACAATGAACATTATTACTTCCAGATATATTCCTACTGACAAAGTATTTTCAACACAACAAGTCGATAAAGCTATTGCGATAGCAACTTCTGGAGCTGTATATGTTCGTGATAATTCCTATTCTGATAAAGATACGTTTGTTAACGCTTTGAACGGTCAGATTATTTATTACGAACTGGCAGAGGAACAGATAATTGACATCTCCGACATCATCGACAACATCTTTCAGGAACCAATCGAAGTAGAAGCAGGCGGTACACTGACATTTAAAAACAGTCACGGTGATAATTACAGAATCCCTGTACCAAGCTCTGAGGAATATGTAATATCTTTAGCGGAGGTGGCAAAATGACTGAAATGCAGAAGAAAATGATGGAGAAACTTGGTCTGGCTGAATCAGATTTTGAGAAAAAAGAAACGGTGGTAAGCAATGAAGAACGTATCAATGACCTTGAGATTGCTGTCTGCGAACTGCTTGAAACACTTGGAAATGCTGAATAAGAAAAGGAGAAATAAAATGATGGCAAAAGTATATTTTAACAGATTGATTGTAGGAACTATTACATATGATGCAATTCCTGAGAAATATCAGGATAAAGTAAGAGAATATGGTATTGAGTATGTGAAAAAAGGAAAACTTCCTGTAGAAGAATATGAAATGCTGTATAAAGAGGAATATCCAGAGGTAAGTAATTAACTAAAGAGGGCTTTAGTTAAGCAACCAAATTTAAGAAGGAGGAAAAATGAGAGGATTAGTCCGTCAAAAGCAAAAAGTATATTGGTCACGAATATCCGAGAAAACGCAAGGATTAGACCGTATTAAAGTTTATGAGAAACCAGTTTTATACTATTTTTCCGTATCATCTACCGCCGGAACGCCAGAAGAAATTGCAGCCGGAATAGTGCCGGATTATGACAGGTACATTACAAGCTTTAATCGAAATTTCCATCCACAGGAAGCAGACATATTTTGGATAGACAGAATTCCACAAATAAGCGAGGATGGAAGCCTTATTTTGGACGAAAATGGAGAACCTACAGTATTGCCAGATTATGTACTAAAGAAGATTTTAGATACAAAAAAAGGCAATATTGCCAGATATGGAATTTCTAAGAGAGGAAACGAGGATGGGTAAGACAATAAAATGCGACTTATCAACGAAATCTATTCAAAATGCCCTCAAAAAATTAAAAGCTTACCAAAATGAACTACAGAGGAAAAATGAGATTTTTGTAAAACGATTGTCTGAAATCGGGTTGGATGTTATTCAAACGACCATGGAGTCAATCCCGGATGAAGAAAAAGGCTCTTACTATACAGAAATCATTAATGATCAAAACGGAAATATCGTCGGGGCTTCTGTTAGACTATCTGGTGAAAAAGTGTTGTTCATTGAATTTTCAGCTGGTATCACATATGGTTCAAACAATTACCCTCTGCCCTCTGGTTCTGAATACGGAGTAGGTACATACCCCGGACAAACCCATGCATTTTCACCTTATGGATGGTGGTATACGGACGAAAGAAGTGGAGAAACACGCCATTCATATGGAAATAGAGCGTACATGCCTATGTATCACGCAGAACAAGCCGTTATTATTGCTGTTCGCAAAATTGCCAAAGAGGTATTCTCTTCTTAAAGAAGATACCATAATATACTGAATGATACTAACCAATTATGTTATGATTACAGTGTTAAATTGTAGCATAACATGCAATGCGTTCACCATAAAGGTGGGCGCATTTTTTATTGTGAGGTGACAGATATGCCAGACACAATAGAATCCCCTGTACTGGAAGTTTTTTCAAAATGGGGAGAGGCTGTTTCTAAGATTACTGGCGCAGACAATTATTCCATGGACGGGAGCGAAACAAATGCTTCTGACAAAAAAGCATATGCACAGCTTTATATGCTTGGAAATCCAATTACGAGAGGTGACCTTGAAGGAGATGAATGTGCAACAATACCATCATTTCAAGTAAATTGCTTCACATCTGGGAGCAAAGCATTAACCAGATTGTATGAATTGGACAAGATAAGTCACATAACTATGGTGAGCATGGGATTCCGCCGTACATACGGACCGGAACCTATGTTTTTTGGCGACAGTGGAATCAAAAAGCTTGTAAGCAGATACAGCCGGATATATACAGGAACTTTATTAGATTAGAAGCAGAAATGCTTCTATTTTTTTATCCAAAAATATGAAAGGAGAACATCGAAAAATGAAAGCAGACAAATTACTTTGGCTGAAAGCGGCTGGAATAAGAGCTGTAAAAACAATCGCACAAACAGCAATAGCAACCATTGGAACCGCAACTGTAATCGGCAGTGTCGACTGGAAAATGGTTTTATCCGCATCTTTACTTTCTGGCTTTTTATCTCTGCTTACATCTGTAGCAGGATTACCGGAACTGAAAACAGACAAAGAAGAGTAGAAAGGCGGTGATCCGCTATCTCCCTGCACAGGGTTACGTGCATATTACCGATTTTTTGTTTGAAAAAAATTGCTGACCTTAAAGAGTTAAAGGTAGAAAGGAGAAATAATGAGCCGTTTAACAACATTAGGCGTGACTTTTGGTTATGGAGTTGAAACCGAAAAAGGCGTAAAGCCTACAACTTTTAAACAACTTGAGCTTGCAAGCTCTATTGGTGGAATTTCACTTGATACAGAGCAGATTGACGTATCAGCATTGGAAGACTATATCACAAAATATGCAGCTGGTAGACAGGATACTGGCGGTACATGGGAAATCGAATTTATCATGGATCCAGATAAATCTGTTAAGCAGATTAAGGAACTTTATAGTGCATCTAAGACAGCAAAAGAAACTGGACTTGCAACATGGTTTGAGGTTGTTTTCCCGGATATGACAGATGCATTCTTTGTTACAGCTGAGTGCGGACGTGAGATTCCACTTCCAGAAGTTGGACAGAATGAAGCTGCAACAATGTCCATTTCCCTTATTATCACAGATTACAAGGGACTTGAAACAAAGGTTGCTCTTACAAAATCAGAATGATGTTTTTAATGGGAGGATTATAAAATGGTAACTTTTAGCGTAAACGGAAAAGAATATAAGATTGTATTTGGATATGGACTTCTCACGCAGAGTGATGTACTGGACAAAGTACAGGAAATTACAGGTGGAAAAGAGAGAAGCCTTCAGAAGATGATTTCTCTTCTCCCGGAACTGCTTCTTGCCGGACTTCAAAAGAAGCACAAGGAAGAGTTTGGGTATGAAAGTGATTCTGAAAAAGAAACTGCTCTTGATAAAGTCTGTGACCTTTTGGATGATTACGAAGATGAAGGAACTGAGGAAAATCCAAAAAGTGGATTTGATTTATACCAACTTCTTGACAAAGAATTGGAGAAAAACGGTTTTTTATCCGGTCTTCTGAATGCAGTAGCAGAAGCACAGGCAGTAGAGAAGAATGCAACGAAGCTCCCACAGGATCACAAAAAGAAAAATTAACTTTTCGAGAAGTTGTTTACCAAGAGATTCTTCCTTTATACCTCTCTATTGGTGTATCTAAAGAAGAATTTATGGATTCCACCCCAACAGAGTTAAAGCCTTATCTCGAAGCTGAAAAGATACGGCAGAAGAGAAAAGACGCTGAGTTTTGGCAAGCTGGCATTTATGAAACATCAGCTACATTCACAGCTGTTGCAAATGCTTTAATGGGGAAAAAATCCAAAGCAGAGTATTTGAAGAAACCTTTACTGGAATCAGCAGAGGAAGAAAAGCGTAAACAGGAAGGCATACTTTCCGAAGAAGAAAAGAAAAAACAGAGAAACGCACTTTTGGCAAGCTTGCAACTCATGCAGGCGAACTTTGAGCTTAACCATGAAAAGGGCAGGCAGGATGAATAAGTCTTGTCTGCCCTTTATTTTTTTGTAAAAAAGGAGGGATAAATAGAATGGCTGACAATACCATTGATACCCTTGATATACAAATTAGCAGTAGTACAGAAAAAGCAGTACGTGCGCTGACTAATCTTTCAAATAAACTCACAGAAGTTAATTCCGCATTAAGCGGAGTTAATACAAATGGATTACGTAGTTATGCAAGGGAACTTGGAAGGGTTACGTCTGCCTTTAATTCTCTAGGCAATGTTCGTACTTCTGGGCTTGATAGTGCTATTTCAAAATTAAACACACTTAGTAAAATCAACCTTAGCAATCTTCAGAATCAAAAGATTAGTCTTGATTTGGATATTAAGGGTGGAGATCAAACACAAAAACTGCAATACGCCATTGATAAAACAGTACGTGATATTAAAATTGATACCTCTTCCATTTCAAAGCAATTGATTGAAGCATTTAACTTAAAAGGCGGTGCTGCTTCAAAAGTTCGTTCTCAAATGAACGAGCTTGCAAAAGAAATGGCACAGTCTTTTGATGGGAAAGAAATCTCTGGAAATGTTGGAAGCATTGTTGAAGAAATTGGAAATACGATTCTCAAAAGTGGGAGTGTAGTAAAAGCCAATCTTGGAAGCTACTTAGATGGTGCAGAACAGGAATGGGTTGATTTTTACAATTATTTCAAAAACAAGAAAATCTATGTTTCCAATATGTTGAAAGCTGATATTGGAAAGGGAGAATTTTCAGAACTTTTAAAGAATAACCTTAATAAAGTTGTTACCGATGCAACAAAAGGAATCACTCTCGATAAATCATGGGGAGAGCTTTCGGAAAGATTTCCAACATTAATTCCAAAAGATACTATTAATGCGGCAGATCAGCTTGTTACTGTTCTGGAAAATATAAAGAAAGTTAGAGAATCCATAAAGCCAGTTTCCATTGAATCACTTTACGGAGAAAACGCTTCAAAAGCATCAGATAAAGTATGGGGAATGGCTGTCGATTCAACTCAGCAGCTCGCTGAACAGGTAAAAACAAGACTTAATGACGCATTAAAAGGTACGGACGGTCAGCTCCCTATTGATGTAAAAATCAATACGGATAAGATAACAATGGATATTCAGAAGGCAATCAATAAAGTTGCTGAATTGAAATACAACGCGGTAAAGGTCACTCTGGATGTAGATACTACAGGAATTAAAGATGCAGTTACCGGAAAACTTAAAGAAATTGATGCAGGGCAAATGACAAGTATTGCCGATGGAATGAAACAGTTTTCAGATTCTTTAAGAGCCATGGGAACTGTTAATTATAAAGCTTCCGGTTTGAACGCAATCATTAATTCCATTAGCAGATTTAGCCAGGTAGATATTAGTAATTTTAATTCTATGAAACTTGGCGAGATAATCAATCAGTTATCTGGATTATCGGCAATACCGGATGTATCTGCAAGTGTTAATCGTTTTGTTAATTCAATGGCTAGACTAGCCAATTCCGGCGAATATATTGCAAATGTATCGGCTGAATTACCTGCATTGGGAAGTAGCTTGAAATTTATCACAGAAAGCTTTATTGGTGTTGATGGAATTTCAGATTCCGTAAATAGGTTTATTCAATCAATTGCGCAATTGGCAAGTGCTGGTGGTAAAATTTCTCAATCTTCTGGACAGCTTGGAACATTGGCAAAGGAAGTGTTGTCTTTCTTCAATGTAATGAAAACTGCACCAAAAATCAGTGAAAATACATTAAGAATGACAGAAGCTTTGGCACAGTTAGCTACTGCAAGTGGAAAAATAAATAAAGCCACAAATTCTATTACGAATTCATTTTCGAGATTATCAAATGCCGCAAATGGACTTGGAAATGCAGGAAGAAAATTATCTTCCATGATTGGCTCTGCAAGCTCTGCACTAGCTAATTTTGGAAATACCGCAACTGTAACCACAAGAAAGACTGGCTCATTAACTTCACAGCTTGCTAGTTTATATGCAAAATTTTTTACTGTGACAAGAGGAATTAAAGCACTTTGGAATTCTGTAAAGTCCGCATCTGATTATGTTGAAACATTGAACTATTTTAATTCTGCGTTCGAACAAGTTACTGATGGATTAGATATCAGCAAGTGGCAGAATGCAGGAGCAAAATCCGCAGAGGAATATGTGGGTTCTTTTGAAAAACGTGCAAAAGAACTTACAAAAAAAATGACTGGATTTGAAGTATCAGATGCAGGCGATTTGACTAGAACAAAAGGCACGAGCCTCGGACTTGATCCAAACAAAACGATGAACTATCAAGCTACCTATGCTCAGATGGCATCATCCATGGGAGCAACAGCAGATGCGTCAACAAAAGTTTCGAAGGCTTTAACAGAAATCGGAGCAGACCTTGCTTCTGTAAAAAATCTTGAATTCAACGATGTTTGGAATGATATGGCATCCGGCATAACAGGAATGAGCAGGGCACTTGATAAATATGGTATTAATATCCGTGTAGCAAATTTACAACAGGAACTTTATAATCTTGGAATTGACGCTACTGTATCAAGTTTAAGTCAATCGGACAAGGCTATTCTGAGAACTATAACAATCTTGAATAGTTCAAAGTATGCATGGGGTGACCTGGCTAATACGATAAATCAGCCGGCAAACCAACTTAGATTACTACAATCTAATTTTTCCGCACTTTCAAGGACAATAGGTTCATTATTCATTCCGATTATCTCAAAGGTTCTTCCATATATGAACGCTTTTGTTATTGCAATTCAGAGAGCTTTTTCGTGGGTTGGAAGACTTTTGGGTATCAAAATGTCCGATTATGTTGCTTCCACAGGAAGTGCCGCAGTTGATATGGGAAGTATTGCAGATAGTACAGAAGATGCAGCTTCCGGGCTTGACAAAACAAATGACAATGCAAAGAAATTACAAAAAACTCTTTCTGTGCTTTCATTTGATGAATTAAATCAATTAAATGATGCAAAAGTTAGCAATTCTTCCGGCTTTTCCGGAAGTGGAGGCGGTGCGAGTGCACACCTTCCAGAACTGGATGCTGCATTAGATAAAGCCCTGTCAGAGTATCAAGCTGCATGGGATAAAGCTTTTGAAGAAATGAATAATAAGGCAAATGATACCGCTGATCAGATTGTAGCTGTATTTAAAAAAATTCGTAAAGCGGCTAAACCAACAACTGCATCAATCAAGAAACTTTATGATGAAGGTCTTAGCAAGCTTGGAAACTTCTCTATTACAGCTCTGAAAGATTTGTGGAATAACTATCTGAAACCAATTGGATTATGGATGTTATCTGATAATTCCGGGCTTCCACGGTTCTTTAATATTACGAATGATTTACTGAATAAAATCAATTGGGGTAAACTGAATAGCTCACTTTCCGGTTTCTTTACAATGCTTCAAAAGCCAACAAAATTTGTTTGGACTGGTCTCATGGATTTCTATGAGAAATTCTTAGTGCCGGTAGGTACATGGACAATGAATAGTGCAATTCCGGAACTTGTTGACGCATTAACAAATTTCGGAAACAACATTCAATGGGACGAACTTAATTCGGCATTGAAGAACTTCTGGGATGCACTTGCGCCATTTGCACAAAATGTTGGACAGGGAATTGTTGACTTCTTCAAAGATTTGCTCGATGTTGGAGAAAATTTCATCAATACAACACTTCCTGGAGGCTTGAACTCAATTGCCGATGCAATAAAGAATATCAGCCCGGAAACTGCACAGGCAATTGGAAAAGGACTTGGACAAATCTCCATTGCAATCCTTGGATTCAAAGGATTAACCTTTATTGGTGGAATCATTGGAAAAGACAGCCCCTTAGGAAAAGGACTTGCTTTATTGGCAAAACATCCTTATGCGTCAATGGCGCTTGGCATCGGTGGAATCGTACTTGCGCTTGATAATTTCGGAGTTATTGATGTTGACTGGGAGTGGATTTGGAGCAGTATTGACCGTGTAAAAACCTCAATACAGAATTTTATTGATAAGGTTGATTGGAATGCTGTTGGAACTGCTCTTGGAAATTTATGGTCTGCATTCCAACCATTTGCAGAGGGATTTGCAGATGCGTTGATTACCGGGCTTGAAGGAATAATTAATATTGGAGCGGACTTAATTAACGGTATTGCAAATGCTATTAATTGGCTGGCTGAAAAATTAAGTGGAGTTGATCCAGAATTTATAAAACAAGTTGGTGCAGCATTTGGAACATTGTTTACAATCAAAATAGCCAAGGATATTGCCACCAAAATCTTTTCCTTTGCAAGCGGAATCGGTTCATTAGCTTCAAAACTTTTAAATTTCCCACTTGATACCGCATCTTCTCTTCCTACTATCATCGGTGATATTGGTGGAGCAGCGGAAACAGCGGGAAATGGCGGGTTTACTACACTTGCAGAAAAGATAAAAAATCTCGGTGATGTTGCACAAACAGCTGGCGGACAATTCCAAGGATTTTGGGGATACGCAACCAATTTGGGTGCGACTGCATTTGTCGTGGAAGGTCTTGGACAGGTAAAAAAAGCTATGGACTTTAAAGATTCCACAGCTGACGCATTCAACGATTTTGAAGTTGTTAGAAAAGCATTGAAAATCATCGAAGAACAAACTGGAATCTCTGGCGATAAACTTATAGGACTTGGAGGTGATTTAAAAAATGTGAAAGATAATGCATTTGATTTTGATGGACAGCTCCAAACCGTAGAAACAACACTTGAAAATCTTGGAATTTCTTCTGATACATTTAAGCAAGCATTAAAACAAGCAATGGAGGAATCCGATACTGCCACAAATTCTCATGTAAGCAATATTAATGAATATATCGGTACGATGGGGACAGAATTTGATAATGCGAAATCTGCACTGGAAAGACTTTCAGATCAAGCAGTAATCACTCCAACGCAGTTTGATGAATTAAGTACTGTCCTTCAACAGCAAGAATCATCTGGTGCAACAGCTAGAGCTGCATTCCAAGCATTGATGGATAAAATGGCAGAGATGGGAATTGACACAAGAAAAGTTATAAAAGCTTTTTCAGAAGATGTTCCGAAAGCTTCATCAACAATGAGCAAATCAGTTGCAACAGCATCCGAATCCGTATCATCCAAGACAAAAACTGGTTTTGGTCTCGCCAATACTGCCGTAAGCACTGCAATGGCTGGAATGAAAAAAAGCACAGAAAGCACAATGCCTTCCATTTGGTCGAAGATAAAGAACACGAATGATGATGTTGAAACCAATTCTAAAACAAACTGGGGAAATTCTGCAAGTGCTGTATCGACAGCTCTCGGAACCATGGACACCGATACCAAAGATATAATGGGTAAGGTTATGACAACCATTCAAAGTTATTGGTCTTCTGTTCTTATCAATACAAACCAGATTTGGGAAAAGGCTTCTGGCAAGGTTGATACAGAAACCGAAAACATGAAGACTTTTACAGAATCTAACTTATCTGGTATTTCAGATTATATCACCAGTCTGTTCAAAAATGATTTAACATCAATGGGTCGGGAAACTGCACAATCTTTCGCTAATGGTATGAAACAAGTTCGGCTACCAACATTAACATATCGAATCTCTGAATGGAGAAAGCATAACCTAGGAAACGGAAAAACCAGTTCTACACCAGTTTACAAGCCTAATTGGTACGCCAAAGGTGGTCTTTTCAATGGTGCACAGGTAATTGGCATCGGTGAAGCTGGTTCTGAAGCCGTTCTTCCACTGGAAAACCCACGAACAATGAAGAAGATTGCAGACAGCATTGTTTCCAGTTCGGACGGAAGCATGGGACTTACAAAAGAGGAAATGGCAAAAGCAGTAGCACAGGGAGTTGCAATGGCAATGAGCATGAACAGCGGAAATAAGAATCCGCAGTACATTATGAACAGCATTATCCTGGATGGAAGTGAGATTGCAAAAGCAGTAACAAAAGCCCAGAATGATACAGATAGCCGTTTCAAACCGTCCCCGGCATATTGATTTTTGACTGATTGTGTGATATAATTTTCTCAATGAAGAAGTACACACGGTCTTGATTTTTGAGCCGCTAAGAAGAAATTAATATTTCTCGATTTTGAGGAATTTTTATCTTACTTGGCGGCTCTTTTTTATTTTTTGGGGGGGAGGAAACAACTTGATAGAAAAATTTAAAAAGATTTATGTTTTTAAGCATGAAGAAAAATACAAAATAGGGACAAGCCATTGCGTTAAAAGAAGACTTGAGCAGGTATCCTGTGGCTTTCCTTTTTCAGAAGTAATTTACGAAAGTAATTATTTGAAAAATCCATATTTTGTAGAAAATCAACTTCATAGAGTTTTTCAGAAATACAGAATTGGTGGAGAGTGGTTTTCTTTTGTTGATTTGAATTTAATTGATGAAACCATACATAAGATAGGCGAATATATTTCTGAAGAAGAAATGTGTTCAATTCAAAAGGAATATGTTCACTCTGTAAAAGAAAATGCTCTAAGGATTGAAAAGAAAATATTTGATTTTATTGGCTTATCCGATGAAAAACATATAGAACCATCAATAGAGAACGAAGAAATAGAAAAATTCACAAAAGCTATAGAAGGGATTGACGAGCCAAATATATACTCCGACTTAATATATCAAATTGTATTAGGCGGAAACACGGAAGGCCTTATAAAAAAATACAAACCAAAGAAATTTACAAGTTTTAGATTTTATTTATCTGATGAGCAAAATCTAAAAATAAAACAATTAACTGAAATTGCTGGTGCATTAATATGCAATGGATGGAATTACGAAGAAATAGAAGGCTTTCTTAATAAAATTGCGGCATAATTTTGAATTTTTAGACAGCCCGCATTTAAAATGAGGTCTGGAAAGGTTCGATTTAAAATGGAACATTTTTCACAGGGAGGAATATCATGTCATATAAAAATTACATCTTAATTCAAAAACATTTATTCCGTAGCGAATACATTTTCGCAGATACAGAAGAGTATCTGGCAGACCAACTTTTTAAGAATGAGAAAATCAGAGTGAATTTCGGAAAAGAATTTGGACATACAGAAGAGAAGTATCTTCTAATTTCCTGTAAAATCTGGAACAAAGATCAAGGCAAATTTTTTAAAGCCATGGAAAAGCTGAGAAATAAAATGCCACTGGTCGGGAATACCGACTATGAGGAATTTTGCAAAGAAACATTCAAAATGTTTGATTAATTAATTCGGTAAAACCAGTGGGCTAGGTTGGCCGCCGAAAAGCGTAAACCTTGATACGCCTGTCCACTGTTTTTATAAATCAAGGATTCTGGCACAATACGGAGAGTGCCTACGACCAACAAGGAGGTTATCTAATATGAAAGGTAAATTATCAGATCTTTTTTTATCCAGCAAAGAAAGCGTTATCATCAAACCAGATTTAGCAGTAAAATTAGGGCTAAATGAAGCCATTGTTTTACGCCAAATTTATTACTGGCTTGAAATAAATGAAAAATTGCAAAGAAATTATTATGATGGAAGATATTGGACTTTTAACACGATGGAAGAATGGCAAAAGAATAATTTCCCATGGTGGTCTACAAAAACTATAGAAAGAGCTTTTAAAAGTTTAATTTCTTCCGGAATTGTTATCACTGGAAATTATAATAAAGACCAAAGAGACCGTACAAAATGGTATTCCATCAATGAAGATGTTCTTGAAAATATATTAAATGGTATAGTAAAGGAGAACCCAAAGACAAATAGCCAATGTGCATCTGGACAGAATGACGAAAGGCATAGACAAAATGACGAAATGCACAAAGACAGTTCGGGGGAAGCATTACCAGAGAATACTTTCAAAGATTATCATTCAGAAACTACTATACCAGATACTACATCTCCTACGGAGTTAAAAGAAGAAAAGAAAAATGCATACCACTCTAACGAGTGGTTCAATTCTCAACATATCAAAAATATGTTGACTGAGGATAACATCCAGTATATTCCAATAGACCGTAAATCTTTTAACTGGTCTGCATTCAAGAACCAGGTTTCAGTACGGCTTGAAGAATTGGGATATACGACAAGCCCATATACAACCAACCGCTTCCTGGTAGTATCGAAGTATTTCTTCAAGAGGTACGAAGAACGAACCAGAAAACCACACACAAAAATCAATCAAGACGCTTTGGATAATATCCTGGACAAGTTTGGATTCGGGCCAAATCCAGATTACTTCCAGAATGTTGAGATTGAAACATATATGAAAGTGATTGATGAATACTTTGGCACTTCATTTAGTGAGTACACGGATCACCATTATTCGCATTTCATGTCTGGCTACATACGGAAAAATTTGTTAATGAAAATTGAGGACAGGGAGGACACACTATGATATTTTGGCTATCAATAATCATTTTTGCAGTCGGCGTTGTTATTCTAATTGCAAATAGAATAGGAGAATCTTTAAGCTACGAATATGAGTATTCGAATGTGAGCGCAACCGTGCTTGTTTTGGGCGTAGCAGTGGCTTTTATCGGTGCGGTATATCTTTTGATCGCTGGATTGCTTTTAGCAATAAGCCAGACTACGGTTACCGCCACCAGACAGGCAAATGCAGAGAAATACAAAGCATTGACTTATAAACTGGAAAATGAAGCTTGCCGAGATCAATTCGGACTTCTCAACAAAGAAATTATTGACGAGGTACAGAGATGGAATGTAAAAGTAACTTACTACAAAGCAATGGAGGATAACTTCTGGGTTGGAATTTATTATCCAGATGTGTATGGTGATCTGGGAACGATTGATTATGAGACATATGAGGGAGGACAAAAACCATGAAAAGAATCAAAGCACTACTGGCAACCATTATCTGTATTTGCATTATCACATGGCTAACAGGCTGTGCAGCGAATGACGATTACATGAATGACGTGAAAGGAAATCTTTCTGGTAATAGTTATACAATCTACACCTACGATAACTACGGTCAAAAGGTTATGACCACCACAGGGGACAAGATTAATATTGCCGGGAATAAAACTAAATCCAAGGGCTACGATAGTGAGGGAAATGAAACAACCAGCTACGATGTATCTTCCGTCATTACAATTCTGATTGACGGTAAAGAAATTGAAAGTTGTGGCGATACTTGTATTTTTGAACAAAAAGGATTGAAGCCAGAGGTTGATTTTACTCAGGAAGATATTATCAGTCATTCAACCGGAAAGATTTCAGAGAACACATACATATCCGGGATTGTGAATTATTATAAAAATTATTTCGGGAAATCCAGGGTTGTAGTAATCAAATCTCAACTTGGACAGCCGATAGCAGCATATTCTGGTGACGAGGTGTTCTGGAAAATCCCGGACGATCTGCCTAAAATGACAAAGCTAATGATTGACGGAAAAGCTCTTTATATTCATAGGGCAAATTTCCAGATTATTGATAAAGAATTACTGCGATAGAATAATCAAATCCGTTTCAAAACTTCTCACCCGATAAAATATAGGCACAAACCAAGAAAATTGATTTTTGAGCAAAGAAATCAACTAATTATGGAGAAAGGTAACAATGAAAATGAACAGACCATTATTTGAACCAGGAGATATTGTGCAGCACTTCAAACGAGAAACCATCAAGGAGCCGCACAACAACGAGTATTTGTATAAGATTGTTGGATTCGCTCAACATACGGAAACAGGAGAAGATCTGGTGATATATAGAGCCTTGTATGGTGACAAGCAATTATTTGCCAGACCAAAAAATATGTTTTACAGTGAAGTGGATCACGAAAAATATCCAAATATCAAGCAGAAATATAGGCTTGAAAAATATCATGGAGTGCTTTACACTGATGGACTTTAAACAGACTTATTTTTCCATCTGGCAGGAAATATGGAACCTACACAAGAAGTATGCCTTTATCTCAAAGGACGATATTCCGCAGTGGGAAAATCTCACCATGGAAGCAAGCCAGATTCACGATAAATACGCTGATTCGGTCGGTTCGAAATTTGCCGAAGCTCTTTTGTTTGCTGTAACTGCGGAAATTGATAGAAAAGCGAAATAGGGCTTTCGGAATACGTCCCAAGGTGGTACAATATGGGTATCATACTAAGGAGGGGGATATTTATGGCACTGATTAAATGTCCAGAATGCGGCAAGGAAATAAGTGATAAAGCGGCAAGTTGCCCGAACTGTGGATTCCCGATAACACAGGGAAATGTAACACAGGAACCGCCACAGAAGCAAAAGGAATACGACATTGAGATGTTAGATTCCATGAGAATCAAGGCTTCAAAAGCGAATATTGAGGTTTACTACAAAGGAAATTTGTTACTTGAAGCAAATCCTATGGATTTTGTATTGAATTATGACAAGGAAGAACCAGACGATTTAGGGAGAGTACAGTTGAAAGTTGCTTTTTCAATTCCGAAATACGCAAAGCCTTTCAAAATTTGCTTATCAACAGGCTCTTCCGCATATGAACAGGCAAAAGAATTTACAACAGAGATTGCGGAGCGGTATTTCAAAAAACAGTATGTTGTTGAATGGTATATGCTAGACAAGAGTGTAATGGATAATTGCGACAGGGGCGAAGCAAACAAGACCAGAACAACTATTGAGAATATCGAAAAACCTAAAACATATTCTGCACCAAAACCACAGTACACAACACAGCCGACAGCTACCAAGAAAAAGAAAAAAGGGGGATGCGCAAACTATTTTGGTTTTATCTGCCTTGTGTTTATTCTAATTGGCTGGTATTCATCTAAAACAGAGAAAACAGCAGATACATCCAAAACACAGACAGAAAAATCCAATAGTTACGAAAGAAAAGCAACTCCTACAGTAGAAGAGAAAAAACAGAATGTGGCTCCAATTACTTTTGATGATGAATTACAAACATTTAATTCTGGTGAATATTCTTATATCACTGACAGCGATTTATATAAATATGCAGTCAATATGAGCGGAGCTAAAATTTATACTGTAGCAACAATAAGTGAGATTAAAGACAATAAGGTGCAAGTTACTATTGGTGATAAATACATGATGAGTAATTTTAATGTATCTGATAGTAAATTGTATGCAAAATATGAAAGCGGTCTTAAAGATGATGATGTGGTTGCTATTCTTGGAACAGTATCAAATGTAGATTCATGGGGATTTATGGGAGATTCCATAAATTTAGAGAATTGTATGGTATTTGCAAAAGGTGATGAAGCTAAAAGCTATAAAAAGGATGCTTCAGATGATAGTTTATCACAGTATTTTGTAGTGACAGAAGAAGTTGCTAATTCAAAAGAAGTTTCAGAGGACGAATACAAGGCACTTTGCCAAACATTGGACTATAATGATATATTGAGAAATCCTGACAGTTACGATAAAAAACATTGTATTGTCTCTGGAACAATAGATCAGTCATTAGAAGGAATATTCGGTGGATATACGTTGTATATTGTTGACGGAAACGGTAATAAATGGGATTGTTCATATAGCTATGAGGATGGCGAAACACATTACCTAGAAGGAGATTGGGTAACCGTATACGGAACTTGTAGCGGAACATTAAATTCTACAACACTTCTTGGTAAACAAGTAACATTGCCAAGCATAGATGTTGAATACATTAACTGATAAAATTAGGCTAGGGAGAAATCTCTAGCCTTTTTATTTTGAAAAAAGTTAAAATAATGCTTGACTTCATTACTGTTCAGGGGCTAACTGGACTTAGGAAAACCCATCTAAAGAAAAAAATGATAGTTTCAAAAAGATTATTGGGAACAAATGATACCGAAGTATACTGAATGATACTTTCACCGTATGTTATAATATAAAATCATAATAAGCAAATTTTAAAGCGTTTACCTTTCGGGGTAGGCGCTTTTTTGTTGCCAAAAATGAGGACAAATTTTTGAATTTTTCTCTTTATAGTATGAAACTTTAAATAAATTAAGGGGGATATATCCCCCTTTCTGAGGGTTAGCATATGGCAGAAGCATTTTTAAAAGTGGATGGGGTAGCATTGCCTTGTCCTTCTTCTTTTACATGGGGGTTACAGGATATATCGGCGGCAGAATCTGGCAGAACAGACGATACGACCATGCATAAAAATAGAGTTGGACAGAAACGAAAGCTGTCTGTAGGTTGGAATGGCCCAGATTGGGACACTGCTTGCAAAATTATACAGGCAGTAAATCCAGAGTACATACAGGTCACATATCCAGACTTGCTATCTGCAAATAAACACGAAACCAGAACATTTTATGTTGGGGACAGGGAATCACCCTTTAAATGCTGGTGGATAGGAAATGAGCGCATGGAAGGACTTAAATTTGATTTTATCGAGAGGTAAGATATGCGAAATTTATCAACGGAATTTAAAGAACAACAGAATAGTGGGAACCGTAACTATCTGAAATATGCAGATTTTACCTTTACGGACGGAAGCACATTATCCATTACCGACAAAGATTTATGGTCTAATGGCTTCAAATTTGAGGATGCAGTATCGCAAAGTGGTTCTTTTGATATCGGCGCAGCTATCGTAAATAAGCTGACATTGCAGATCAACAACTTTTCTGGAAAGTACACAGATTACATCTGGGATGGAGCAAGGGTTGTTTGCTATATTGGACTTGAATTATCTACTGGTATTGAAAAAATCCGTATCTGTACTATGACGGTAACAGATGCTCCATATCAAAGCACTGCAATTATCAGCCTAACCTGTGAAGATTCCATGCGATTATTTGATCGTGATTATTCAGAAAGTAAGCTGTCCTATCCGGCAACCAGATTACAGATCATCCAGGATGCTTGCGAGGTGTGCGGAGTAACACTTCAATCTACAAGGTTTGATAATGATGATTTGATAATACAGAATCGACCAGACGATAGCAGTATTACTTTCAGACAGGTAATTGCATGGGTAGCACAGATGGGCTGCCAGTGGGCGAAAACAGATGCATACGGCAGATTATGCCTTGACTGGTATAAAAATGAAGTGCCGGACGATTTTTATAATGAGGAAGAAGTCCCATGGAAAGATATTGAAGGGAAAGATATCTTAGATACCACTGGCGCGCAGATTATTACGACTATGCAAACCGGAATTTCTGCGATTGATACAAATGGATTTACACCATGGCTGTACGATATTGAAATAACAGGTGTAAAAGTTACAGAATACGTTGAAAATTCTTCTCAAAATGAAGCGAAAACATATCAGTCGGGGAAATCTGGCTATGTTATCGAAATCAGTGATAATAAGTTGATTCAAGAAGGCTCTGGTGAGAAAATATGCCAGATTATCGCAGACAGGTGCGTGGGACTGAAATTCAGACCGTTTACCACAGGCGCATTGACTAATATAGCATGGGAAGCTGGTGACAGCATTGCAATTTCTGATAGAAATGGGAAACAGTATAAGAGCTTCCTAACTTCTGTTACTTTGAATCCAGGCGCATTTGAGCAACTTGAATGCAGTGCTAAGAGTGTATCTAGGAATAAGCAGAAACAGTATACACTTAACCAACAGATGCAAGCTGAAAACAAAAAGAACTTAAAAGATGAACGTACCGCCAGAGAAAAGGCACTGGAAGAATTATCACAACGCCTTGCGGAATCTTCTGGAACATACACGACAGTAGAAACACAGCCGGACGGAAGCAAAATCTATTATCTTCATAATAAGCCACAGTTGTCCGATTCTGATATTATATGGAAAATGACTGCGGAAGCATGGGCTGTTTCTACAGATGGTGGGCAACATTGGAATGGTGGCATGACAGTTGATGGTGATGTGATTGCCAGAATCCTTACGGCTACAGGTGTTAATGCAGATTGGATTAATACGGGAACCATTAAGGCTATTGATAAAGATGGAAACATAACTTTCCTGGTTGATGTAACAACAGGAAGGGTTGTTATTAATGCGGATTCCGTACAAGTCAAGGGAAAAGATGTTAATGCGATTGCAAAGGAAAAAGCAGAAACAGAAGTAAATAATTTTATAAGCAATACATACACAACTGATATCAATAATTTGCAGTCTCAAATCGACGGACAGATTGAGACTTTTTTTTATGACTATGAACCAACTTTGCAGAATATCCCGGCTTCCGAGTGGACTACCAACACTGAACGTAAGAAACATGAAGGTGACTTATTTTACTGGAAATCCAAAGGATATGCTTACCGTTTTATGCAAGATGGGGCAACTTGGAAATGGCAATTGGTGCAGGATACGGATGTCACTTTAGCACTTGCAGCCGCAGAAAAAGCACAAGATACCGCAAACCATAAGCGCAGAGTATTCGTAGTTCAGCCAGAGCCACCTTACGATATTGGAGACTTATGGACACAAGGCAAAACTGGCGATTTGATGAGATGTAGAGTTGCCAGAGCAAGCGGTTCTTATGATTCTTCTGATTGGGAAAAAGCTTCAAAATACACAGATGATAGTTCTTTGGACTTATTTATCAATGGTGTTTTTAAAGATTCTTTTAATTCTTTAAAGACACAGATAGATGGGAAAATTGAAACCTGGTATCAACCAACAGATCCATCCGAGAAATGGACGCGAACAGAAGAATATCCGTGGGTTGATGTTAATGGGAATAAAATTTTAGATGTTTCCGGGAAAGAAATTATATTGGTGTGGGAATCAGAAAAAGCGGAGCACGAAGGTGACATTTGGCACAATACATCTGATAACACTCAATGGATTTACAAATCCGGTATTTGGCAACCACAATCCATACCAAATGAGCTGTTAGACAAGATAGATGGGAAGTCATCTGTCTATATGGTTCAGCCAAAACCGCCATATTACGAAGGTGACTTGTGGGTGACAACCAATAGTGAAGGAAAGGCTTCCCTCAAAACATCCACTGTAAATCGTGTTGGCGGAGCGTTTGACGCATCCGATTGGATTGATTTCAAGTATGCAGACAAAGACGATATTAAAAATGCAATTGATAAGTATGATACCAGTCTTGGACAGGATGAAGTGTTCAATAAACTCACAAAAGGCGGCACTGAACAGGGAATCTATATCAAAGATGGAAAAGTATACATTAATGCAAAATATATTCTGGCTGGACTGCTTGCTGGTGAGAGAATCAATGGTCGAGGACTGAAAGTTATTGATGACGACAATAATGTGACTTTAGAAATCGACAGCAACGGAAATGTTATTCTAGCTCCAAAGACTTTTTCGCTACAAGGAAAGACGGTCGATGAGATTGCTAATAGCTCAGCAAAATCAGCTGTCGATGGACAGACACAAGTCGATATTTTCAGCAAGCTTACCAATGGTGGCAAGGCACAGGGAATTTATTTAGACGAAAACGGAAACATTTATGTAAATGGACAATTTATTAAAGCGTTGAGCATAGCCGCTAATGCTCTAGCAGCTGGTTCTATTACCACAGAAAAATTAGATGCTAAGGCGGTCACGGCTGAAAAAATGTCCTTGAATGAGCTTGCGGCAATTGGAGCCACTATAGGCGGATTTACGATTCAAAACAACAGAATTTATAATAAAAAAAATGGAACCCTACAGATTTCCGTAGGAAATGAATATAACGCTCCATCAATGCTTGCTATGGATGCACAAGGACAATTTATTAAATACAGCGCAAGTGGTATTGCATCCTCTTACGCTAACTCATTAAATTTAACACCACATAATACAACAACAGAAAGTGGCTTTACAGACGGTTCAAAACATTATCTGGGAAGAACACAATTCAATTCAGATGTTAGTATTTTTGGCGATTTTAAGGTTTCTGGAACAAAATCCATAATAGCTGACACTGAAAACTATGGAGAACAGCTATTTTACTGCTACGAGACTCCAACTCCAACTCTGGGAGATTTTGGCGGTGGCGTAATCGGAGATGACGGAATCGCAATCATTATGATTGATGATATATTTCAGGAATCGACCGACACAGGAATCGAGTATTATGTGTTCTTACAGAATGAAGGAGAGGGACAAACATGGATAGCTGAAAAGACAAATACTTATTTCAAGGTAAAAGGAACACCAGGCTTGCATTTTGCGTGGGAGCTGAAAGCAAAGCAGAAAAATAAAGAATTTATACGCTTTAATGCTGGAAAAGAAGATAGGGAAGTTAATTTTAGATTGAACGACATTGAGAATGAAATGTTCTCGGAAAGAGAAAAACTAATTCAAGAAATGGAAGGAGAATTATTATGAGCCAGATTAAAAAACTTACATCATTTATGAAATTGTCAACAGGCGAGGGCGATAGAATCGCTTTTACCTACTCAACGATTGACACCGAAAGTGGAAAGGTTTTGAGCCAGAACGAGAAAGGAAATTTTCTCATTTTTGATGAGGGGCTGTCGGCAAATATTAAGGCAATCGAAGACTATATTAACAAAAATCAACTGAATTAAAGGAGGACAACAACATGCCAAAATGGACAGAATACACATCAAAAGATACGTTAGCGGATAATGACGAAGTAATGCTGTATGACGCAACTGCGAGAGCGAATAAACGTGGACTAATGAGCAAGTTTTGGGATTATGTCGTTGATAAAATGGCAACGGCTGTTATCTCGAAATTGGAGACAAATAATAAGACAATCATCGGGGCAATCAATGCACTAAATGGCAATATAGAACGTATTGAGCCTAGCAATAAAAAAACTTTCAGAATAAGAAATGAAAGAGCTTGGATATTTATATTTAATCTTGGCGAGAACGGAAATGATGGAATGTTTGATATTTTTTTATACACTCCATCATACTCAGACGTTCCTACTATTCGAAAAGTAACTAATAAAAATAGTATTATATTATCGGCTTCAATTGATGGAAAAAATACAAATATTGAATCCAATTTCGTGTATAACAGTGTAATTGTGTTGTACGCAGCATAAGTGAATTATATTATCTTTAAATATAGTATCATTATATCCACCACCATAAGAGAAAAATACGTAAGCACCATAATCTTCAAGCTTTTTAGAGAAAGTTTTTGTAGAATTTAAAACTGATAACGCACGGTTACTATAGAGTTTATTGGAGAAACAAGAAAAAAATAACAAAACACTACCAAACATAAAATGAATATGCTATAATCAGCATATCAAAATCGGAACAATAAAAAGGGAGCTGAGTTCCCGTCTACCAAACAAAAAACTCAGCTCCAAGCACCACAAAGGGTACAGTATTATTATAGCACAGTACTCTCCCTTTGTGAACCCAAAAGGAGGGTATTTTTATGGAAAACTTTGCAAACGAATTTGTAAGTAAGTTGGATGGAAAGATTTCAGATGAAGCACTTAGGACAGTATTACAGGAATTGCAAGTGTTTACGTCTAACTACGATATCAGCCAGAGAGAAACGCATGTGGTTCCGTATCAAAGCAATGTCCCAGATTGCTACAGGGTTTACATGGTGGCAAAAAAGATTGAGGGCATGTCTCCAGAATCCATGAAAACCTACAATTTTTATCTCACAGATTTTTTTGAACACATTAACCGACCATTCGAACAGGTTACAACAAATGATATACGGATTTATCTGTACGAAACTCAGAAACGAACAGGTATCAGCAATCGAACACTGGATGGAAAACGGCTTGTTATAAACACCTTTATGGATTGGTGTTGGAAAGAGGGGTATATTCCAAACAATCCATGCGCAAGTATTAAGCCCATTAAATTTGAGGAAAAGCCAAGAGAACCACTTAGCAACATGGAGCTTGAAATAGTGCGAGATGCTTGCGAAAATTACAGAGATAAAGCGATGATTGAGCTTTTCTACAGTACAGGATGCCGCTTATCTGAAATGGTGAATTTAAAAATTAGTGATATTGATTTCGCTTCTAAAGAGGTTCATTTGTTCGGAAAAGGAAGTAAGCACCGAACATCTTATTTGAACGCAAAGGCGGAATATATGTTAAAAAAATACTTTGAATTGGAACGCCCAAAAGAATCAATATCGGATTCTGTATTTGTGATATTCCGAAAACCCTATAATGGAATGCAAAAAGGATCAATATATGCGAGAGTAAAGGCTATTCAAAAGCGTTCTGGAATAGAAAGAAGCCTGTTTCCGCACTTGCTTAGACACACAATGGCGACACATGCCTTAAACAGAGGAATGAACGTTGCAGAAGTAAAAGAAATATTAGGGCATGAAAAGCTTGATACCACAATGATTTATGCTAAAATCAGCCACGATTCTGTGAAATTTAATCATAAGAGATATATTGTATAAAGAGTTTATGCTAAAGAGCATCCCATTTGGGGTGCTTTTTATTATGCACTTTTTAACCCAAACATGAAAGGAGACCATACATGAATATCAATACCTCATTAATCAGCAACAACAACAGTTACGCAGGACAAACACCTCTGTATATTGTTATTCATAATACAGATAATACAGCCAAGACAGCAGACGCTAAGGCACACGCCACTGCACAGCATAACGGCAATTTTAAAGGCTATTCAGCCCACGTATTCGTTGATGATAAGTCAGCATATCAAGCCTTGCCGTATAATCGCGGAGCATGGCATGTTGGGGTAAATTACGGCGGTAAGCTTTTTGGAACTGTAAACAATCACAACTCTATTGGAATTGAAATGTGTATGAATGCCGGATATAACTACGAAAAAGCATTCCATAATACCGTTGATGTGTGTAAGCAGCTTATGAAGAAATACGGAATCCCAGCAAGCCGAGTAGTGCAGCATTACGATGTGTGCGCTAAGAATTGTCCATCCGTTATCCGCGGAAAAGGTGACTGGGATAGATTCAAGAAGCTTATTTCTAGCGAAACCACAACAACATCAACCACAAAACCGACAGCAAAGGTTGACAAGTATTACCGTGTCCGCAAGACCTGGAAGGATTCCAAGAGCCAGATAGGGGCTTACAAGTCACTGGAAAATGCGAAAAAAGCTTGCAAGGCTGGATATACTGTGTTTGATTGGAACGGAAAAGTAGTGTATTCCATGACAGCAAAGAAAAGTGTAGCCCAAGTTGCAAAAGAGGTAATCAACGGCGAATGGGGGAACGGACAGGATAGACGAGACCGTCTGGAATCCGCTGGCTACAATTACGCAGAAGTACAGAAAAAAGTCAATGAATTACTGAAATAATAATACTCCCGGGGTTTTCCCGGGAGCTATTTAAATGTCGTATATTCCTCAAATTCGTTTCTTATTTTTGCATAATCTTTTCTTCTGATCGGCACTGTATTTCCAGAAAACATAAGGAACGAAGTGTTTATTTCTTTTACCTCATCCATGTTTATTATGTAGCTCTGGTGACACCTCAAAAATCTGGAATCCAGTAATTCTTCAATATCGGATAGTTTACATCGTTCCGTATAAACTATACCGCAAGTGCAGTGAATAATGATGTATTTGTTTCGACTCTCAATATATTCGATATTTTGAAATTCCACCCGATGAATAAAGTCTTTTCCTTTTATCATAAGAGTGCTTTTGCTGATATGTTCCAGAGCATGATTGAAAGCAGTATACATTCTGCCGTTTTCAGATCCTTTTATGATATAGTGAACCGGGAGTATATCAAGAGCTTCAAAAACATACTCTTTATGGGCTGTCCAGAAAATAATATTTCCGTTATATCCGCTGGATCTCAATTCCTTTGCAACTTCAATTCCATTTTCTTCTCTCAAAACGATATCCAAAACCACAATATCATACCACTCGCCATCTGCCACATCATCAATAAGCGGCTGCCCTTTATCATACGGAGTAATCAATGCTTTTATATCACCATTTCGTTTGAGAAAATTATTAATCCGATGCATAAATATATCAATCTGGATTTCGTTATCATCACATATTGCAATTCGCATTCAAATCATCCCTTTTCATGTAAAATTCGCCACCAGAGGTGCTAATTTCGCCATTTCCTGTGTAATTGTATATTTTTTGATACAATGTTATTGTAATACATTAAGATGATAGTGTAAAGGGGATGGATTCATGGAGAAACATAAAAAAATCATAATTGTGTTTATACTGATATTCGTGCATGTGCTCTTGATTCAATATGTTTACTTCTGCCCGGATCGTAGTATTATCTTTGGGAGGAATAAAACTATCGAAACTGGAAAAGCAGAGGTAAAACAGGTTGTTCATGAACGCTATAAATCCCTCGCAGACAAGCATCCAGCCCCTTTATTTCTATCTATTACTATTACGATTTGGAAAAGCAAAAATCACAATATTTACACAAAAAGACTTATAATTCATAGAAAAATCAGGAGAAACCAGTTTGCCAGAAAGGACTTGAGTGGAGATGATTCCGTCCCATTATATGGTTATGAAGACATGATATAATTTAATAAATAAGAACAGATGTTTGGAATATTGGGAGGGATTTACGTGGATTACAAGAAAGAAATTATTGAGATGATAGAAAAATGCACGAATAATCATTGGATAGAAGTGATTTATGTATTTGTGAAAAAGTTAATTGGATAGTGTAAAAAAAGACAAGGGTTTGCGCATTACCCTTGTCTTTTCTTTTACTTATCAGAAATCATGTCAATTAGTTTTTCCAAGTTGTCCCAACCATCATCATCCAATCTGGCTAACGCAGACACGAGACGATGCCTAAAAGAATCTTCTCCAGATTTCATTACGTCTGCAAGCATGGCAGAAATTTGCTTGTCTTTAATCCCAGGTGTAAACATTTCGCCATTACCAGTACGAATCCATTCTTCGTTGACATCAAATTCCCTACATATAGATTTGATAACTGCATCAGTTGGAGTTCTAAGACCAGTTTCGTAATTAGTAACAGTGTTGCCTTTCACTCCAATTATTTCTCCAAATGCTGTTTGTGTAAGATTTTTTAATTTGCGCACTTGCTTAATCCTATCTTTCATTTTTTTCACCTCCTGATGATAATATATCACAAAAAACTCACAAAGTCAATATTTACTGTTGACATCTAACTCGCAACGTGATATTATAAACTCACGAAGTCAAGGAAGGGGGCGAGCCAAAGTGTTGAATAACTTAAAAAAAGCTCTTGATGATAAAGGAATTACAATCAGAGCGTTTGCAAAGGTTCTTGGTGTTGATGAAAGGACTATTCAGAACAAGATAAAGGGTAAAACACCTTTTACATATCCAGAAGCAGTTCTTTCTAAAAAAGAGCTTTTTCCAGAATATGATCTGGAATATCTGTTTAAAGAAGAATAGCAAAAAACTGACAGGAGTGCTGTCCTATCAGTTCTTGCCTAAATTTGTTTACCTTATGTGTTTTGCAGACTGAACGCACTTGTTCAGTCACATAAGCAGCACCAAATGTTTCTTGAAACACTTCGCCACTTACGCAGTTTTAGTTCTGCGATTGAGTAAAAAAAGATTAGCTGCCCATTAGTTGGCGAATGTAGGAATTTTGTTCAATACGGTGAACGAAATTGCTTAACGTACTTTGGTAACGCAGGTTACTCTGCTTGCGACCTACAATAAGGAACAGGGCAAATTCAAAAGTTGGGTCAAAACAAACAACTCCTTTCATTGCCCATTATTTGGGTATGAAAGAATTTTAACACATAGGAAAAATATTTTCAACACAAAACGGAATTGAAAATCAGATTAAGAAAGGAGTGATAAACACGAACCAGTTAGTGCATATTGGAAATTCAGATATCTCAATAAAAGAGTATAACGGTCAGCGAGTTGTTACATTGAAAGATATTGACATGGTACACGGCAGACCAGACGGAACGGCAAGGAAGAGATTCAACGACAATCGAAATCACTTTATTGAAGGAGAAGATTTCTTCGTTATAACTCAGCCGTCCGAAATTCGGACGCTTGGTTTGGAAAGACCACAAGGCGGCGTCCCAGAAAAAGTTGTCCTTGCCACAGAACAAGGATATCTAATGTTAGTAAAGTCTTTCACAGACGATTTAGCATGGGATGTTCAGAGACAGCTTGTAAATGGGTACTTTAAAACCAAAGAAACTGTAAAAAGGGCATTGTCACCAGAACTTCAAATGTTACAGGGGCTACTTTCACAAATGGTAGAGAAAGAACTTGCCGACAAAGAAAGAGACAGGCAGATTTTAATTGCCAAAGAAACCGCAGATAAAGCTGTTGCAACTACAGAGAACATCAAAGAAGCGGTTAAGCCTGTATTTGATAACTGGCGTTCAGAAATTAATTCTAAATTCAATCGCATACAAAAAGGTGCCGGAGCAGAGTTTAAAATGCTTAGAACAGAAATGTACACAGAATTGGAACGCCGGGCTGGATGTTATCTGAATACAAGATTAAGAAATAAGCGAAAACGCATGGCTGAAAATGGTTGCACCAAAACAGAAATTAATTCACTAAACAAAATGGACGTCATCGATGACGATAAAAAGCTGCGAGAGATTTTCTCCAAAATCGTAACTGAATACGAAATTAAATATTGTGCGTAGAAGAAAGGAAGTGAAATAGATAATGTCAGAAAAAGAAAAAAAAATCGTAGAAAAGCTGAAAGAAGCAATTCCTAAGATGTCGGAATTTGATAAAGGCTACATTCTTGGGAAAGTGGAAAGTTTTTCTGATAACAGCCTGGAACAAAAAACAGATAAAAAAGAAACTGTTGATTTAGATTAGAAGAGAGGTTGGAAGATGACAATTATCAAATTTAAAAATGGGGAAACAATCGAAATTCCGTGTGTATTTCAGAATGGAATTGTAAGCCCGGATATTAAGCCCAAACTGATTTGTTTAGAATGGGATGACAGTGGGAAGCAATACTGTTTGAAATTTAACCCAGTAGATGTGCTCTATGTAAAAGAGATTACATAAAGCACACCAGATAATTATTTAGCTGATGGGTATTCTGTTGCAGTTGCTTTTCCAACTTTGACAGGTTCTTTGCTTAACAAGGTAAGAAATTCATCGTTGTATGCGTGGTACAATTTAAGAATTTCTTTTGAACCAGAACCTTCCTTAACTGCTTTGACAACAGCTAAGTCGTGAGCAATTTGAAAGTTATCCATTGTTAACACCTCCTTCCTAAAGGAGATTATATCACAGAGGGTAGAAAAAATATATGTATGATACGTATAATGTTCTTTATTCTATTTTGAAAGAACTCCAAGCTATTCGCAATATCCTGGAGCAGCCACAAAAACGAGTTTCTAAAAAAGATAAGAAAAGCTTCGAAAAACGCATTATTGATAGGCCTCTTCTCGAACCTCAAAATTCTATGATGACAGAAAGAAAGGAGACTAATGAACGAATTACAGATTTTTAATTCGCCAGAGTTCGGAGATATTCGGATAGTAATGGTTGAAAGCGAACCAATGTTTTGTTTATCTGATGTATGCAGAGCGTTGGAGATAACAAATGTTGGAAATGTAAAACAACGGTTATCTGAAAAGGGTATCCGTACTATGGATACCCTTACAAAAGGTGGAAATCAGAAACTTCTGTACATCAATGAAGCTAATTTGTACAAAACAATATTCCAAAGTCGAAAAGAATCGGCACAACGTTTTACAGATTGGGTGACAGATGAAGTCCTCCCATCCATCCGCAAACACGGCGCATACATGACCGAACAGGTCATTGAAAAAGCGTTAACTTCACCGGACTTCTTAATTCGGCTTGCAACACAGTTAAAAGAGGAACAGGAGAAGCGAAAACTGGCAGAGTCCGAAGTAAAGATGAAAAATCAGATTATTAGCGAACTAAAGCCTAAAGCTGATTATTATGACGAGATTCTGAAAAACCCTGGCCTTGTCACAATCACACAGATTGCAAAAGATTACGGAATGTCTGGAAAGAAAATGAATGACATTTTACATAGCCTAGGTATTCAGTACAAGAAAAGTGGACAGTGGTTGTTATATGACAGATATTCCAAGAATGGTTACACACATTCGGAAACTGTTGATATTACCAGATCAGACGGAAGACCAGATGTGAAAATGAATACCAAGTGGACGCAAAAAGGAAGAATCTTCCTTTACAGCACATTGAAAGAAAAAGATATTCTTCCAGTTATTGAGATGTTAGATGAAACAGCATAAATGAAAACAGGGAGGTGAATACAGAATGATAGAAGATAGCTATATTTCTGAAAGACTATCCGATTATGATTCTAAAATATTTCTGCTATATCACCGAAGAAACGGACAGAAAGCAAGCAACCTTGTAGAAAAAGTGAAAAACGAAATTGCCGATTGCGGCCTGTCCGCTTCTGAAGCGAAAGGATTTTTAGAGTATATGAAGATTGTTATTGATGCCCAGTCACATCTTCCCATTCAGAAATAACGGAAGTTTTTATGGAATTTGCTCCAGGAACATTTCCACTATCAATTTCGCTTGCAATATGAAGCATTGAAATTATTTCTTTGGAATAGGGATGCTCTTTTCCACAATTCGGGCACACAACTTTGTCTGTACTTATTTTTTCATTTATAAAGTATTCACAATAACAAGTACAGGAAACTTTTAATTTGAGAAACATTTTAACACACCTCCTTTCTGAACACATTATAACATTCAGAGGGAGAGAATAAAAGAAAACAGGGAGGAAAAACAATGATTAAATTTGAAAACGGTTTAGTTAACATTTCTGGTAAAGGGATTGATATTCTTTCAGAGTATGCAGTTATCACCCACGAAATTAAAGAGATGTTCGTAAAAGATGGTGGAAAAGAGGAAGAAGTAAAAGAACAGCTCAGACATTCGTTCGAGCATGGACTTATGAACGAGGAAGAACTTGACAAAGAAATCAAGGAAAAGTTCAAACAGGCAGATGCAATTATTCCGATTGTGTCGCTTCTGGGAGAAATGCTTAAAACATTTGGAGCAAAAGATAAGGAGGACTAGGCATGGGAGAAACTAAGAGCACAGATTACATTCCAGAGAATGCCAATGAAGAATATGCACTTCTGGTTGGAAGATTAAAGGCATTTGAAGCTTGGGCGAATAGCGTGAAAGATTATGATTTCACAAAGGACATGGCATTCAGAATGCTTGGGCTTGGTTTAGAGGAATCAAAGGAGGAAAAGAAAGAATGAAATGCTTTAAAGGCTTTGACAAGGACTTAAAGTGTAGAGATTTCCAGTATGAAATTGGAAAAGAATACACAGAAGAAAAAGCAAACATTTGTAATTATGGATTCCATGCTTGTGAATTCCCGATGGACGTATTCGGTTATTATCCTCCTTCAGATTCCAGATATTGTGAAGTTGATCTTGAAGCGAATGATCAGAAATCACCTGATGATAGCAAGAGAGTTGGGAAGAAAATTTCCGTGAAAGCAGAAATTGGAATTGCTGGAATTATCAAAGCTGGCGTTGAATACATCAAAGAGCAAGTTAATTGGGAAGATGATAAGGCAACCAATACCGGAAATTATTCAGCGGCAACCAATACCGGAAATTATTCAGCGGCAACCAATACCGGAAATTATTCAGCGGCAACCAATACCGGAAATTATTCAGCGGCAACCAATACCGGAAATTATTCAGCGGCAACCAATACCGGAAATTATTCAGCGGCAACCAATACCGGAAATTATTCAGCGGCAACCAATACCGGATATCAGTCAGCGGCAACCAATACCGGAAATCGTTCAGCGGCAACCAATACCGGAAATTATTCAGCGGCAACCAATACCGGAGATCAGTCAGCGGCAACCAATACCGGATATCGGTCAGCGGCAATTGTAGAAGGAAAAGAAAGTATTGCATTAGCTACAGGAATTAATTCAAAAGCTAAAGGAAAAATTGGATGTTTTATTGTTTTAGCAGAGTGGAAAGAGATCAATTATGAATATCATATTGTAGATATTAAATCAGCAAAAGTAGATGGAGAAAACATTAAAGAAGATACTTTCTATATGTTGAAAGATGGGAAATTCGTAGAAGTAGATTAAGTTGTCCTGGAAGGTGCTGACACACCAACCAGGACGGTATCTAACTAAGAATGAGTTAGTTAAATACAGGATTATTATAACACAACCTCCTGTATTTGACAAACAAAAATATAACAGGAGGACTTTTTATGCAAAAAAATGGCGAAAATCAGCCACTTTCCAGTGAAATCATTGCTGATCTGGAAGAAAAGCTGATGGCAAGAAATGTAATTATCGCTATTCTGGCAACTGCACTTGCAGTAACCACATCCAGAAGAAAGTGAGGACAAAATGAAAGAGGTGGTAAAGACAATAGGAGAAATATTTGTAGGGATAGGGATGTTTACAGTAATCTTCTCAATTACATGGATGCTTACATCATTTGATGTTATTGGAGTGTTCTTCGTATCAACCGTCTTATTCTCAATAGTGTTTCTTCCTATTATATTAGGAGCGGAGGAAAAGTAAATGCAAAGATTAAATAAAGTAAGATTATCCGGCAGAGCCGGGGAAATAGTATTCAGCCACGAACATTACGGAAGATACTATTACAAATTCATGCTGACAGTTATTCGAAAAAGCGGTGCAGTAGATATGTTTCCAATCGTTATAGAAGATTCCATTGTACGTGACAATGATTATAACGGAAAAGAAGTTGTGGTAACAGGAGCAATCAGAAGCATGGACACTTCTAAAAATCCAAATAAGCACCACAATGTTAATTATATCGTAGCTGACGAGGTGGAAATCCTGGAAGAACAGGTTCCAGAGGGCGATATAAACGAAGTAGAGTTTATTGCCAGAAGTTGCACAAGAGAGCCATATGCAAAACTTACACCAGTAACGCACAAGAAAGTTTTAAATCTTTTCGTGGCAATTCCAAGAGATTTTTCAGAAAGAGCCGATTTTATTCGCTGTACTTTATGGGGAAAAGGGGCTGATCTGGCGGTAGACGTTAAAAGAAATGATTACATTAAAGTAACTGGCAGGTTAATGAGCCGTGATGTTTATGTTAATGGGGAAGAAACGGAAAGTGTATACGAGATTTCCGTAAAAGAAATGGAGAAATTGGAGAATGAAGAATAATAAGAATGAAGTTCAATTATACGGTACGTTAATGGACATTCAGCCAGAGGAATTTTTCAAGGATGGAGATAAATTCAAAAGATTCTATGTTGGAACAAAGCGTACCAGTGGAAACGTAGATTTGCTTCCAGTAGCAATACCAGAAAGAATGGCAGAAAACTGGAAAATTGGAGAACACATCTATATTGAGGGAAAATACACTTCATACAATAAAAAGGAAAATGGAAAATCACATTTAATATTGGAAGTTAAAGCAGAAACATTATTGGGTGGAGATGGAAGCGTAGGCGATGAAAATAAATTCATTCTGGAGGGTTATCTTTGCAAAACGCCTGTGTACCGCCGAACACCAATAGGAAAAGAAATCTGTGATTTGATGATTGCTTGCAACGAGTATGACTTGCGAAGAACAGATTATATCCCATGTATAGCATGGTGGAATGAAGCCAGAGAAGCTGCTGATTTCAAGGTTAGAGATTTCGTGAAAATAATCGGAAGAATCCAGAGCCGGATTTATCATAAAAAATTATCCGGTGATGAAGTAGAGCTTAGAACTGCATATGAGGTATCAATAGGGAGGATAATCGAGCATGAAAGTGGAAGTGAAAAAGATTTCGTTGGAGAATTACAAGAAGTTTCCAAGTAAGTCTGTAGATTTGTTTCCGAGAACAGAGATTTCTGGCAGAAACAGAGAAGGAAAATCTACATTGCAGGACGCATATTTGGATGTTCTGACAGGTAAGATGGCAAATGGTACAGAACCTACTTCTATTCGCAGAAAAAAAAATGGCGTGGAGGTGTCAAAGGTTGATGTTGTAAGAGAGCTCACACTTTCTATTGATGGGAAAGAAAAAGTGATCCGCAAAATCACAAAGCAGAAGTGGAGAAAACCGAGAGGACAGTCAGAAGAGGTATTCGATGGAAATGAAACTTCTTATGAAATTGACGAATTCCCGGCTAAATCAAAGGATTATACCGAGTTTATCCAGTCAATAGCAGAGCCTTCAACGCTTCTGATGTGCAGTAATCCAAAACCATTTCTGGACACATTACAGAAGTCAACCGCAGAATCCAGGAAGGTACTGGAAAAGATGTCTGGTTTCGATATTGCTCAGTTTATGGAAGAGAATCCACAGTACGCTCATGTGGAAGAAATCACAAAGGGGCATTCCGTAGAGGATACCTTGAAGAAGCTCCGAAAGGAACTGAATGCACAGAAGAAAAAAGTTGATGCAAAAAACACAGAGATTGCATATGAAACCAATAGAAGTGTTGAAGCAGAAGATACCTCCTCCTTGGAAGCCAAAAAAAAGGAGCTTAATGCAGAACTTTCCAAACTGGAAGAGCAGGAACGGGTTCTTGAAGATTCAGCAAAAGGATATGACAGCCTTACATATGAAATCCGAGGGCTGAAATCTTCCAGGGATGGTCTGGTCAGCAATGCGGATAAAGAGCTGAAAGACAAGAAAGCAGCCATTGTGAATACGCATTATGACCTTGCAAAAAATAAAATTGAAAAAGAATCAGCTATCCGAATGTTGGGAATGGAACTGGACAACCACATAAGGAAAGCACAACAGGCAAAAGCTGACTTAGATAGAGCCAGACAGGACTATCCGAGAATCAAGGAAATGGAGTGGGATGATTCTGGACTGAAAGCTATTGAAGCCGAAACATTCAATGATTCTGATGCCATTTGCCCGACTTGTGGACAAGAACTGCCGGAAGAACAGATTTCCAAGTTAAAAGCTTCCTTTGAAGAAAAAAAGAAAGCCCGAATTGAAGCACAGTTGAAAGCAAAAGAATCCTTTGAATCGGAGAAGCAGGAAAAGCTTAAATATGTCTGCGACCTTGGAAATACTTCCGCTGCAAAATTAAAGAAAACTAACGAGGAAATAAAAAAATTACAGTCGGAAATCAGTGCGGCACAGGATGAAGTTGCTGAACTTACTAAGCAGATCGAGGAAGAGCAGTCCAAATTTACGGAGCTTCCAGAATCTGTAGATATGACAAATGACGAAGAATATCTTGCAGTTACAGCGAGAATTGCAGAACTTGAAGAGAAACTGAAATCATTTGATGATGTTCCTGGAAAGAAACAGGAATTAAGAATGCAGATCAGCAATGTTATGAAACAGATTTCCAATGTGGATGCAGACATTAAGATTGCACAGGCAGCAGTCACAGAGAAAGAAAAGCGAGTAGCCGAACTGAATGAGGAACTGAAAATCCTTGGACAGGTACAAGCTGATATCGAAAAGAACATCGACACCGTTCTTAACTTCTCAATTCAGAAAAATAAGGCACTGGCAGAGAAAATCAATCCATTTTTCCAGCATTTCCAGTTTAGTTTTCTTGATTACACGATTGAGGGAAATCCAGTAGAAACTTGCAAAATGATCTGTAATGGAATCGACTACAATAGCGGATTAAATCATTCCGACAAAATTCTTTGTGAGGTTGATTTACTGAATGGATTACAGGAAATGAATGGGCTGAATCTGCCGATTTGGATTGATGATTCGGAGAGCATTGACAAAAGCAGAATTCCTGTATTAGACAGGCAGATGATTATTCTGAGAGTGACGGATGGGGATTTGAAAGTAAAAGGAATCTGATAATTAGGAGGGGAAAATGCTAACAGCAACATGGGGAAAACATTTTTTCAAGGCAGATTCCACGTATAGTAAATAAAAAATCGGTGGCATATGAATCCGGGTGAATGCCCGGAAAGCACAACAGGAAAAAATAAAACAGTTAATGAAAGAACAGGAAATTACAATTCAACATAGGACAAATTATTTCATCCTGTTTCATATGCCACTGAGCATATAAATAAAGAAAAGGAGAATTAAAATGACAGAAAACACACAGGTAGCAAATTTTAACACACAGCTTTCCTACTACACAAATCGTTATGTTGATTTAATGGAAAGAGATTTAACTTCAAGAGGAATGGAATTTGATTCCTACTCAAAGGATTGCGTAGTGGCAGCAATGGGATCTATTTTCCAGATGGTGCATGAGAGTGGAGTGAGTTTTGAAGCAATTAATGGCTCTAACCTTAAATTCATTCTGAGCAAAGTAGCAGCGTTAAAACTGAACGCAAACGCACAGCCGAGAGAGTGTTATTTCCAAATCAGAAACGTAAACATAGCGGCGAAAGGGCAGAAACCTCAGTGGGAGAAGAAAATCGAATTTGCGATTGAGGGCGATGGAAATGACGCTCTTGTAAGCAGATATGGTGTCGATGTAGCTAAAGTATTCCCGTACTGGAAAGTCAGAGAAGGTGATAAGTATATCCCACCAAGACATAAGGGTGTGGAAATCACACCGCCAGAATGGGAAGAGTCTGGTGTAGGTAAGGTAGTGCGTATCGTATATCCGATTCAGTATAAGGACGGACATATTGAATATCTTTCTTGTGAAAGAGCAGATGTACTGAAGAATCTTGCAGCGCACATCAAGAATAATCTCCAGAATGAAACGTTTGGAATTTGTGCAGACAGATATAAAGCTACAGATGCGCAGAAAGCTCAAATTGAAGCAAAGAAAAAAGAAATCATGAAAAAGGTCTCTGACATTGGAGAACTGGAAGCAATCATTGACTGTGAGGAATTAAGACCGTATATTTCACCGTCTTATTATGAAAAACAATCCAGAGAATCAATGATTATTCGTAAGATGCGAAACAACATTATGAAGTCTATTCCTAAGAAATGGGATAATCCGGTGCAGGCTTATGAATATAACATGATGGATGCTACGTACAGGGAAGTGCAGGAAGAAATCAAACAGAATGCCAATGTAGAAGAATTCATTCCACAGCCAGAAGCAATCGAAGAAAAGCCAAAGCAGCCAACCGTAGCCGAAACCGTAAAAACAGAAGAGAAAGAACCAATCCCGGCAGCAGAGCCAGTGGAAACAGAAATTCCGTCATTTATGAGCCAGGAGGAAATGTAGGATGGAAACTTCCACAATTGTGCTTATTATTTTGCTTTCAATAGCACTTTTGGTATGGATAGTATCTTTTATTCGAGAAAATGAATACAATCGAACCAATTTAATTATTCTTTTAAATGTTATTACATATGTGGTACTCATTATAATCCGACTTACAATGTAAAAGGAGAGCCAAAATGAAGCATAAATGTATTAAGACAGCAGTATTAATCACAGGGATTACAGCAATCACAATGTTTAGCGGTTGTTCTTCCTGTAGCAGATCATTAAAATCACTGTCTAGTGATATTGACGGTGGTTTGAACCGTACCGTAACTGTTTACGATTACAACGGCGGTAAAATCAAGTCCTGGTCTGGGAAGTTCGATGTTTCTGAATCTGAAAATGAAGTTTATTTTGATGATTCGGACGGAAAGAGGGTTATTATCCATGGCGGTATTGTAGTGAATGAGGAAAACTAGGAGGGATAATAGTTATGAATGAAATTTTAAAGAAAGCAAAAGAACTGGTTGAACTTTTAGAGAAGCAGGAGAAAAGTGGGAAAATCAAATTATCAGAGTTGAACCCTGGTGATGTATTCCAAACTACAGGTAAAAGAAAATACAAAGTGTTGGAACAGTATGAAAATACCACCAAGATAGTTTCTTTTAACCTTGTAAAAGAAAATGTAAAATTCGGGGATAATGCAGATTATTTAGAGTCTGAATTAAAAGAACTTTGTGACACGGAAATTTTAGCGAATTTTGAAGAGGAATTTGGTGCGGAGAATATTGAAACACATGAAGCAGATCTTATTACGGTCGACGGTCAGAATACAGGCGTTTCGGTGAAATGTAAAATCAGACCTCTTACATTTGATGAAGCAAGAAAATATACGGAATTAACTCCGAACAAAAAACTTAATGACTGGTATTGGACATGTACATCTTGGTCAACAAAAGAACGCGGATGGAATAGCGTTGCCGTTGTTTCCTCCTCGGGTTTCGTCGGCAGCAGTATCTGCTACTGTGGCGGCGGTGTTCGCCCAGTTTGTATCTTAAAATCTAATCTCTTTGTATCTAAGGTGGAGGAATAAAAATGAAAAAAGATTTGAAATATTTTGAGTCAGAAATAAAAAGAATTACAGAGGAATTCGAGGATTACAAAAAGAAACACATGGGCACTCCGAAACCCGGGGAAGTGGTTGAAATTTCCGGTATGGAATGGATGATCCTGGACAAGCTTCCGGATGGATATTTTGCAATTTTAAATAGTTTTTATGGTAAAACAAGAATGTTTGATTCAGATTCCAGCAATTGGAAAGAAAGTTCTTTAAGAGAAGAATTAAACACATCATTTTTAGAAAAAATTAATACGCCTTTCGATGGAAATGCAGTTGTTGAATTTGACCGTAACCTGTTGGCATTGGACGGGCAGACTGAATATGGAACTTGTAGAGATAAGATTTCACTCTTAACCGTGGATGAATACAGAAAATACAGGAAATATTTGCCAAATATGGATAAATGGTGGTGGCTTATTACACCATGGAGTACACCTTACAATGATTATTTTAAGAGCGTAGCCGTTGTTTCCTCCTCGGGTAACGTCTACGGCAATTACTGCAACGTTGACAACGGTGTTCGCCCAGTTTGTATCTTTTCCTCTTCAATCTTTGAATCAGGCGAGGATTAATAATGGCAAATGAAGATTTACAGGTGATAATAAAAGCCAAGCAGTTAGCAAAGCACACGCTTATAGTAACCAGTAACGCGAGGAGATATCCTAAGAAATTCAGATTTTCTTTAGTTGATAAAATGCAGAACAAATCGCTCGAAATACACGCTAAGCTCTTTGAAGCCAATCGAACAGATTTGAAAGATTATAAGAGAGAAAGGCTAGAATTACAGACAAAAGCAATTACATATTGTGATGAACTTCTCTTTTATATAGAGCTTTCATACGAGCTTAATATCATTAATTCGGGAAGTATGGAGGCATGGTCGAAAATGGTTACAGATATTAAGCATATGGCGATTGCTTGGAGAACAAAAGACAGAAACAGATGATTTTTATAGGTTATGCGTTGTAGAGCCGTTGTTTCCTCCTCGGGTAACGTCAACAACAATAACTGCAACAATGACAACGGTGTTCGCCCAACCTGTATCACAGGCAGACAGAGTAAGCAGAAAGCTGAAATCCGAATAGATACAAGCAAATGCATAACCTTTCCGCAATGGATAAATATAAAGGAACAAAATAAATGGATAAAGAAATTGTGGCAAATTTTGAAAACTTGTATTCATCTTACAAACGAGTTAAGGCAGATAAGAAATTCAATTCCGGCACTGCCAGGTTTTCTATTATGGCGTTGGAAGGAATCCAAACATTGAAGGAACAATTGGAAAATCAAACGTATTCCATAGCACCGTATAATAAATTCAAAATATATGAACCGAAAGAACGCATCATAGAATCGTGTTCTTTCAAAGACAAGACGGTACAGAGATGCTTTTCAGACTACATTCTTACGCCGAAATTAAATAATATTTTTATAAAATGGAACACAGCAGGACAAATCGGAAAAGGTCATTATATGGCAATGGATGGTCTTCGAGATCATATGTTGGAATTTTACAGTAAAAATGGTTTAAATGGCTGGATTGTAAAATGCGATATTCGTAAATATTTTTACAGCATAGATCATGAAATTATGAAAGACGTGGTGGATTACTATTTTGATGATGAATTTACAGTATGGTTAAATCATCTATTTATTGACAGCGCCGAGAATCCAGGACTTCCACTTGGAAATCAAGTTAATCAGAAATACGCTTTACTGTTACTGCATTCGTTGGATCAAATGATAACAATTGAATACGGAATACAGCATTACGGAAGGTATAATGATGATTTCTATGTGATTTGTAAAAGTAAAGAAGAAGCCAGAGAAATACTTGAAGCTATCCGGATTATGACCGAAAGCCTTAAAATACAATTGAATACTAAATCACAGATTGTGCCATTTAGAATGGGATTGTGCTATCTTGGCTTTCATCATTATGTAACTTCTAATGGGGAGTATATTAGAAAACTTCGAGGAGACAAAAAACGAAAAACACAAAAGAAAGTCCGAAAATGGGTTAAGGCTGTAAATGATAGGAAAATGTCAGAATTAGAGTTTCAAGTAAAATATCTCTCATGTAAAGACCATATGCTGCACGGAGATTGCGTCAAATTATGCCACAGTGTGGATTTGGATATCGAAAAAAGAATGAAAGCGAGGTGATAAAAAATGTTCATGCGAGTTGTCAACACAGGGAGTACCCATGGAAACTGCTATTTTCTGAAATCCAACAGCGGAGAAATACTTCTTCTGGATTGCGGATGCAGATACAAAGATATTTTGAAAGCCATTGATTACAGAACAAGTGATGTTTCAGGTGTGCTTCTTACCCATGAACACGGTTGAGCGATCACCGTGAATCATTTAAAAATCTAATGAATTTAGGTATTCAGATTTACACCAATGATGAAACCGTGGAACACCTGAAAATCATCACTGGAGAATTAATGAAAGGCGTTCCAGAGAAAAGACCGTTTCGGGTTGGCTCGTTTACGGTAATACCGTTTTATCTGCCGCATACTACAAGGGACAAGGATACAGGGCAACTTATTCCGTGTTTCAATTATGGTTATATCGTGGAGCATGAAGAGATGGGAAAACTGTTGTACATGACAGACTTTGAATACTGCAAGTACAACTTCAAAGCAATGCGACTGAATCACTTGGTTATTGAGTGCAACTATTGTAAAGAATTGGTTGACAAAACAGCTGAAAATTACACGCACAGGCTTAAAGGGCATTGTTCCTTAGATACTTGCAAAAGCTTAGTAAATACAAACCATACGGCAGCATTACGGACGGTAACATTGGTGCATTTGAGTAATGAAACAGCTGACCCGGAACAGATTTTGAAAGAGATAAAAGAAGCAGTGGTTTGGGATGATGCCCTGGTGCAGATTGCCAGACCTGGACTTGAAGTTAACTTGGACTTATGTCCGTTTTGAAAGGAGAAATAGATGGTATCAATTGACTTGAAAGATTGGAAAGAAGTAACAAAAGGAATTTACGTAAATCCAATTTCTGCGAATGCAGCTTATGAAATCCATATTAAATACTGGGATATGAAAACAGATATTCTTTCTGCAAATGCCGAACTTTATATAGTAGGAGATTGGCATACAAAAGACGGAAGAAACATCAGAGAAAGAGAAATACTGCTTGATTGTGCATCTGTTATGGCTTGCCTTGGGAAAGCAATTGAAGATGATAAGGAAAATAATTCAGCTGAATGATTGAAAGGGGAAACTAAAATGAAACTGTATTTTTACATTCTGGACACGGATAGAAAAACAGGTAAATGGAATCTTCATCTTGAAGAGTGTGAGGTAATAGAAAAGCCAAAGACATATAAACCAAAAACCGAATTCCCTAACGGAGTATACGCTTCGTTTGTAAGAAAAGAATCAATAGGCTCCTTTATAAATGACTACAGTAAGGCTGTTGTCTTAGATACACCTGATTATCAAAAAGCAAAAGAAGTATTTTTAAAAAAATACGACAATGAATTAAAAACATTAAAAGGCAGAATTAATTATTACGAAACCCTTAAATCAGCGGTCGAAGCAGGAGAGGAGAACTGTAAATGAGCGTATTCAGTATACCAGTAACGATTGGTGTTAATGAGGAAGAAATTGCAAAGGAAATCCGTAAAAATGTTGAGGACAGGGTAGTTGAAAAGATTACTAAAGAAATCAAAGGAGTTATTTATAAAAAAGAGTTATATGGTAGTAGAGAAACCAATGAGCCGTTGTGTAGGATGATACATTCTCATATTTCCGAGATACTAGAAGATAATAAAAGCGTGATCGTACAGGAAGCGGCAAAAGCCTTGGCAGATAAGATGATTAAAACCAAGGCTGTGAAAGAAGCAATAAAAGAAACTATTGAGAAAGTTAAGGAGGATTAGCTATGGGAAATATGATGAGTTTAAATATCAGTGACGATGTAATAAAAGCAGCAATACAAGAAGAAGTTCACGCCGGAATCGTAAAGGCATTAGGCGACCCATCCGTTATTGTACGTGATGCGATAAAAACAATGACGAATAGGTATGTTAATAAAGAAGGAAAATTTTGCGATAAAGGGAGTTGGAACGCAAGACCATATTTTGACTGGCTCGCAGAAGACATTGTAAAAAACACGGTAAAGGAAGAAATTGAAAAATATGTAAACGAAAACCGTGAGGAATTTGCAGAAGAGATAAGAAAACAGCTAAAGAGTGCAGATTTCAGAAAGAATATTGTTGCTTCTTTTTTACAGGCTATTGTTAAGTGTACAGAATCCGAATGGAAAATGCCGATTGATATTTCATTTGAAAAATCAAAGGAGGATGATTATTAATGAAAATCTTCTTAAAAACACTTGACAAACTGAAAAAGCCAGAACCTTCCGAACAGGAATGTAAGTACGATAAAGGCTGGAATGGTGCAATCAAGAAAGTTGAAGAACTGATTTGTTCCTACAGTCCTGCGGATATGTGGATTCCAACAGAAGTGAAGCTGCCGCCAGAACCAAACAAGGAAGAAAACCCTGGAGATTGGAAAGAATATGCAGTTACAATTGATGGAGCCGTTCTTCCAACAAGTCTTACTTATTTAGGAGACAGCGAATGGGGAAGCGTATAAGAGTATGGGTTTGCATATTACCCAGTAATTGCATGGCAGCCAATGCCACCAGTTTACAAGCCAGGGAGATAACACCATTGGAAATTACAATCGGAATTTGTGCAGAGTAAATCAAAGAAATCCTTGTTGAGCACATCAAGACAAAAGGATTTGACGTAACAGAAGATGATATTTCCTTTGTTATCGGGAAAGAAGAAGTTGTAACAGGGAATACAAAGAAAATTAAACACGCACTTATCAGGTGCGACATTCAGATTGAGAGGTGATAAATTGTGAATATTGTTATTCTTTCTGGAAGATTAACCGCTGACCCAGATATCAGAATGGGAACGAATGACACCAAAATTGCAAGATATATTTTGGCTGTCGAGAGAAGAGTGAAAAAGAATACAGAAAGAAAATCAGACTTTATTGCTTGCGTATGTCTTGGAAAAAATGCAGAATTCGCAGAGAAATATCTTAAAAAAGGCACGAAAGTAAATGTACGTGGAGAATGGCAGACTGGAAACTATACGAATAAAAATGGTGAAAAAGTTTACTCAAATGATTGCCTTGTTGCAGAACATGAATTTGCAGAGAGAAAAAGCCAATCACCGCAAACGCAGGAAACAGACACACGACCAGTACCGCCGCCAGAACCTAGTTTCATGGATGTACCGGATTTAGGCGGTATGGAAGATGAATTTCCGTTTAGTTAGGAGAAAACTATGGTAGAAGTTGCTGTTTATGATGCACTTAGAGAAATGGTTAATTCCGAAATTGAAGAAGAGAAGCCTTTTCTTACATTAAAAAGCAGTAAAGACGTAAAGACATATGCTAATGGGAAGAACAAAAATTTCAGAATGACGGAATACTGCTTCAACTGGTATATGGAGTTGAATTTTAATCCATGGAGCATAAGAACAGACAAAGCAAAAGTTTATTACTGGTTTCATGAAAATGGAAAATATATTCTTCAATTATGGCTGAAAGATACATACAAAACTATTTCTAATGCAATTAGCAATAGCAATTCATTTGACGACTTATTTAATAGCTATTTAGGATGGTTCAATCAAAAAAGAATGGAAACGAGGAAGAAAATGGAAAATCAGTTAAAAGAAACTACCAATAGCAAACTCGCTGAAATGAAAATCCCTCATTCTCATGGTGGAGTTGCAAATCTCCTTAAAGTTTTAACAAATACTATGAAAATGCAGGGAGCGGATATCCGTAGCATTGCAAAAGTACAATATGCTATTTGTAAGCAAGCTGGAATCTATATCCCGGATGAATTCATTGAAGATGTTGCAGTTGCTATGGAATGCGAAAATCCAGATGTACTGGATAATTAGGAAAAACATTCGGCTGAAAGAAGGTGATTTAAGTGAAACCAGTATTAGAAAATAAGTTCACATACAAAGGCTATCTATGCGTAGTGTTATTTTTACCAGGCGCATATCGCTGCGGATATGTTGGTATTCCGTTAAACAATAAGTTAGCAAAAAAATCCATTGATGAATTAAGCTTTCTTGACTGTCATGGCGGTATCACTTATTCAGAACCGTATTTGCATGAATGCGAGGATGCTGACACATGGTGGATTTGCTTTGACTGCGCACACTGTTTTGATGGATATGATATTGAGACTGCAAAACAGTATTTTGGAGAAGAACCAGATTTCCAGAGAACATATGCAATAATGCAAGACCTTTGGAATGAAGCTAACAAAGAGTACAAGTCTTCTTCTTTTTCATACGTGAAAGAAGAATGTAAAAAGCTTGTAGATCAAATAGAAAAGGAAGGGCACTGATTGGACTACAAAAAGTTTAGGCAGGCAAAAGCCATAGAAGAATCCAACAAGAAACGATTGCTGAAAGTCAACCCGAAATTGGATGACGGAAGCGGAATTTACATCTTATGGCGAACTGAAACCCATGGGTATGTCGGGCAGTCAAAGGGAATCTTAACCAGATTAGCACAACACATGGCTGGGTACGAGCAACACATTGACCGTTCTATGAAAGCTCACGGATTATATTCAGAAGAAAATAAGGGGGGATACAGGATTGATTTTATCCATTGCCCGGTATCAGAACTTGATAAAAAAGAACGCGAATACATCCAGAAAGCTATTGATGCAGGATGGATTGTAAAGAATAAGACGGGCGGCGGACAGGATGAAGGGAAAGAGAAAATTGCCGATTATCGTCCAGCCAAAGGTTACCGGGACGGAATTCAACAGGGAAAGAAATCTCTCGCCAGGGAACTGTCCCACATTATCAATACCCATCTGGTAGTATCTCTAAAACCAGAAAAAATGAATAATAAAGTTTCCATCAAAGCTTTGGAAAAATTCAAGGACTTGTTGGATGAAAATAATTACTAATACTTCTGATAAACCCAGCGATTCCGCTGGCTTAAAATTCAAACTAAATAAATGAAAGGAGCTTGCCTTCAGCTGACGTAAGGGTGCACCGGGCTTCTTTTGAAAATGAAATTAAAGTGTGAAATATATCGTGATTCTATGCAGAATTACAAGAAATATGCAATTCCAAGAGCGCAACTTGTAATTGCGGATGTTCCTTATAATGTTGGGAATAACTTTTATGGAAGCAATCCTATGTGGTATACGAATGGAGATAATAAAAACGGTGAAAGTAAATTAGCCGGGAAAGCAGCCTTTAACTCTGACTTCAATTTCAATCTTTACGAATACTTCCATTTTTGTTCAAAAATGTTGAAGAAGGAGCCTAAAAAGGCAGGGGCAAGAGGAAGAAGCTCAGACGCACCATGTATGATCGTGTTCTGTTCGTTTGAGCAAATTCAAACTCTGATCAATGCGGCGGCGAAACATGGTTTTGTACATTATATACCGCTTGTGTTTATTAAAAACTATAGCCCACAGGTATTGAAAGCTAACATGCGTGTGGTAGGTGCTACGGAATATGCACTTGTATTCTACAGAGATAAACTTCCAAAATTCAGAAATGGAGCGCAGACAGATGAAGACGGAAAGACCATTCGTGGAACTGGGAAGATGGTTTTTAACTGGTTCCGGTGGGAAAAAGACGGAAAGGACATCCCTAAAATTCACTCAGCGCAGAAGCCAGTAGCAGTTCTAAAAAGGCTGATTGAAATATTTACAGATCCAGGGGATGTGGTAATTGACCCATGTTGCGGAAGCGGAAGTGCATTAAGAGCGGCTGCGGAGCTTGGCAGAAGCGCATACGGATTTGAAATTGATAGGAACTTTTATAACAGAGCAAAAAATGAAATGCTTGTTTTTGAAAACAATAGTCAAATGAGCATAGGAGATTTTATATAAGGACTTGTGGTTAAAATGAAAGTTAGATTAATTGATGTTGATGGACATAATTTCCCAAACATCCCACTGATGAAAATATCAGCATATCACAAGAAAAAATGTGATGATGTAGGCTGGTATAACCCTTTGATTGATTGGCAAGCCCCCCCAGACAAGGTTTTTATGAGTAAAGTTTTCACTTTTACGCCAGACTACCAACATCCCGTATGCGGAAAAGAAATTATCAAGGGTGGAACTGGATATAATTACCCATTTGGTGGTGAAAAACTACCAGAAGAAATTGAACATATTTATCCAGATTATGAGCTATATCCACAGTTTAAAAATACAGCTTATGGATTTTTGACACGGGGATGCCCTAGAGGATGTGACTTCTGCATAGTTAAGGATAAAGAGGGCAGAAAAAGTGTAAAAGTTGCAGATTTGAATGAGTTTTGGGACGGACAAAAAAATATTGTTTTACTTGATCCAAATATGTTCGCCTGCAAAGATTGGAAAGATTTGGCTATGCAGCTAATTGAAAGCAAAGCATGGGCGGATTTTTCACAGGGATGCGATATTCGGATTATGGGCGCTGAAAAAGCGGAATACCTAAAACAAATAAAAGTAAAACAGGTTCATTTTGCTTGGGATCGTTACGAAGACAAAGATATTATTGTTCCTAAATTTAAAGAATTAAAAGAAATACTGGGATGGGACAAAAGAAAATTACCAGTTTATGTTTTGACAAATTTTAACACTACTTTTGAACAAGATTTAGAAAGAGTATATCTTCTTAGAGATTTAGGATACTGACCGTATGTAATGATTTATAACAAGCAAAACACAAAGCCATCTGATTTAGTCAGAAAATTGCAAAGATGGGTAAATAACAGAACTATATTTGAAAGCTGTAAAAATTTTGAAGAATATAACACGAAAGGAGAATAATTATGTCAGAAAACACAAACGAATGCGTAATTGAGTGGATTCCAGGAAGAGATTATGTAGGTCTTACTGCCAAGAATGGGAGCGCCTGGAAGAATAGATGTGAGGAATTAGAAAAGGAATTTCCAGAAGATGTGAAAATTCTTGCCAGAAATAACGATGGATCTATTTTCGCTCACTTACCTTATTCCTACATTAAAATCAATCCACCAAGAAAATATTCCGATGAAACGAAAAAGAAAGCTGCGGAAAGATTAAATAAAATGCGTGCAGAAAAAAGTAATACTGCGGCAGAAGAGCCGTTTTGCGTATGAATTACCGTCAGAGGAAATATAAATACAGAAATCATGGAGGACTGCACAATAGCGTGCCAGTTGCTTACATGGGGAAAGTGAGGATGGAATGAAATTTAAAAGTAATGCCAGATACGAAGAAAAACTTGAAGATGGAAGTATCTTCGACTTGAAAGATAATTCACTGAAACTCAGCATTCACAAGTATGTGGGATGTGGGGATAACCTTTACCTGAGCTGCTACGAACTGGGAATCAGCTGGAAAGACCTTGAAACAGAAGATTTCAACGAAGCAGTCAGCAAGTCTAAGGAGATTGTCACTGAGAGAATGAAACATCTCCGAGATGAAGCGCATAAATTCATCGTGGATGAATGCATTGAGATTGTCAGATATTAGGAGGGCACAAAATGTTAATCAGAAGTCAGGATAAAACAGCACTGGTAAAGTTTGAAAACATTGTAATAAATCTAAAACTTCCAGAATCATTAAGAGTCATATGCTGGAGTTTGCAGGATGCGCAAAAAAACGGAGGATATTTTGTTTTGGGAGAATATTCCACCAAAGCAAAAGCCCTTAAAGTACTGGATATGATTCGGGAAGCTTATGTAAATGGACATATTGATTATCAGATGCCAGCAGACGGTGAGGTGGTTGTATGAGTAGAGTGAGAAAGCGTCTTGAGCAGTACAAAGCAGAATTGGAAAGGCAGACCCAGTATAAAGCTGGGCTGCCGGGATCAGCACTGAATATTGTGAATACTCTTCTGGCTGACATGGAGCAGGACGAAAAAGAACATGGTTGGATTCCGGTCAGTGAGAGATTACCAGAAGATGGAACATATATCACTACTTTAGACGGAGAACTTGTCGGACAGGAAGAACCATTCACAGGAATGTGTGGTATCGAAAACGGGAAGTGGGACGATAAGGACTCCGTTATTGCATGGATGCCACTTCCAGAACCGTACAAGGAAAATTAAGGAATTTGTAATAAATGGAAGGAGATGGAGTTGATTGAAGTATCCAGAAGAAATGTATATTGATAGCCAGATATTTGCAGGAGACATGGATGGTTCGGAATCCAATTTGACAGAAAAAATCGTAAAAATAAGAGTTTCTCATTTATGCTGCGTATGCGAAAAACAGATACCTAAAGGTGAAAGAATGTTAAACCAAAAAGCAATAGTAGAAGGACAAGGTTGGTGCAGCTGCTATATTTGTCTACCATGTGTTGAAAATTGGTTAGAAGAATCGGGACAAGCGGAGGATGGTGAAAACGAATGAGAGAAATTCTTTTTAAGGCAAAACGGATTGACGATGGTAAATGGGTTGAGGGGTATTATCAGAAAAGATATGACCTCTTAGGCAACGAAGAACATTTAATCTTCCATGCTGATAGTTATAAAGTGTGGGAATATGCCGAAGTTGACCCAGAAACCATCTGCCAGTACACAGGGCTTACCGATAAGAACGGCAATGAGATTTGGGAAAATGACATTCTAAAATTTGAGGATGAAATTTGGATGTCTTCTCATACAAGTTGTGGGACAGAATATGATTCCGTCAAAATAGAAAATTATGGGCTTATTGGCTATGACAAAAATTCTGCTAGGTATGATTTTGTTAAGTATAAATTTAACGAAAATTCAGTAGAAGCAGATTTACATGAAAACCATGATATTGAATTTTCGGAATTTGTAAAAGAAAACGAAAAAATTGGAAACATTTTCGACAATCCAGAATTGCTACAGGAGGAATCAGATGAGTAAATCAATATTAGTGATAGATACGCCCGAGAATTGCTATGACTGCCCGTTCGGAACTGAATATTGTGGAAATCTTGAATACGATGGGTTGTGTGAATTAGCTGACTGTTTAGATTATGATGCAATTCTGATGACAGAAGAACATTATGATTACGAAAGCAAATCAAGACCTGAATGGTGTCCATTGAAGCCACTGCCGGAGAAGAAAAGTACAACTGCACCCGTGAGCAATTATGAAGTGCAGAAAAACTTATTTGCCGCTGGTTGGAATAACTGCATTGATAAGATTACAGGAGGAGGGGATTCTGATGATTAATTTAACAGGAAAAAGCGTGTTCGTAAAGACACAGGAAGAATATTTGAGTGTTCTGAAAATAGCAAGGTTTCAGGGATTCAAATGGGCGAGAGAAAACCATTTAAACCATATCGAAATTCCATTTCCAAACATATTGAATTTTTACGTTAATAAGACCGTTACTTACAGCTTTGAAAAGACATTGCTTGAAGCATCCAAAATCGTCGAAGATGAAAAAAAAATCAAGGATGCAGTAAAACTTGTCAGAACGTTCGCTAAATACCCAGACAGAACAGCATTGACGGACTCATTTATCAAGTCCTTGAAGTTACTTGCAGATACTGTAGAAAGTCAGATGGAAGAGGTGAAGTAGATGACTGATGAAATTTTCGGTCTTATGGAATGCTTCCCCGGGAGCTACATAAACAGATTTGGGGAAATAATTCTTTCCGAAAAAGGAAACGTATATTTCACAGCAAAGAATTGTACCGATAAAGAAGATATTATCTGCAAGCTACTTGAATATTGTTCAAGGCCAATGGCAAAAGGAGAGCCGTACAGTTCGCACAAAAGAAATAATGAATGGAGAGAACAACTGATATCAAGCCTTAACAGATATCTGGGTACAAACTTTGGCCAAGAGGATATGTACTGGATTTACGATCAACTTGGAAATGCTGTAAATCATAAACTGACATTAAGGTTCATTAGAAGTGATTTCAATATGGCAATTATATATCAAAAAGTAAAAGAGGTGAAGTAGATGGAGAGATTAACGCAAAAATCAGATAAGATGATTTGGCTTAAAGATCAGGGCTTAAAAATTGAACCATGCGAAATGAATTCACATCATTGTAGAATGATTTTAGAAAAACTTGCAGAATATGAAGACTTAGAAGAACGTCTACATAAAATATTTGGAGAAGAATCTACATTTTCTCTTGCTGATGTAATTGATGCTCTGGAAATGAAGCTTTCTGAACCGGATAAGAAACATCCCGTAAACGCAAGAATTTTGACTTACGAAGAAGCGAATAAATGGCAAGAATATAAAGATTTAGAAGAACAGGGCTTACTGGTGAGATTGCCGTGTAAGGTTGGAGATACAGTGTATAAGTTTTGGTATTATGATAGAAGTCCATATAAAATCCAACAACATGTGACCAGAACATTATCTGAAATTTGCGAGCTTATAGAGAGTAAAAAGCTTGGAAAATCTGTATTCCTCACCCGTGAAGAAGCTGAGAAGAAATTGGAGGAGATGGGAAATGACAAGACCTGAGATTACGGCAAAATTATCAGCCATGGTTGAAAATAAAATTAATCCGCATAATGATCCACGTATTTATTGGGCACGAGAAGTTACATTTGATTACTATACAGATCATGCAATCAGAGTGGACTACATGAAATTTGTTCCAGCAAATAATAGCGTTTCTGGAATAGAAAAAGCGGATTGCTACTGCTATGAAATTAAGTCGTCTGTTGAAGATTTCAAATCTGGACACGGGTTAAATTTCATTGGCGATTTCAACTATTTAGTTATGCCGCAAGATGTATATGCAAAAATATCTCTGGAAATTCCGTATTCTGTAGGGGTTTACATACCAGACGGAAGTGAGCTTTCATGCATCAAGAGAGCAGTGAGGAGATACAGAACAAGACCTGTATCTGAAATTCTTCTGATGATGTTCCGGTCAGCAAATAGAGATTATAGAAAAACTGCAAGGAAATTGGAGGAGATGAAGAATGCACAGTCATCAATGGATTAAATATCACTCTCGCAGAAGAGGGCATATATACAGATGTGTAATTTGTGGAAAACTTTTTGGATAGGAGATGAAGGAAAATGGATAAACCTGTTCTGGACGCTACATGTGGTTCAAGAATGATTTGGTTCAACAAAAAATAATGAATTTGCTGTTTTCGTTGATAAACGCGAACTGGATGACGAAGCAATATGGACAAGCGGAGATGGAAAAGTAACAAGGTATTGCAACATCCATCCAGATATTATAGCAGACTTCACATGCCTCCCGTTTGAAGATAATACATTTTGCCATGTTGTGTTTGACTCACCACATCTTATCCAAGGAGGAGACAATGCCTGGATGGTAAAGAAGTACGGAAAACTCAACAAGGATACATGGAAACGAATGTTACATGATGGTTTTTCTGAGTGCATGCGTGTACTGAAGCCTTACGGGACATTGATTTTTAAGTGGAATGAAACACAGATTCCTGTAAAGGATGTTATTACGGCTATTGGGGCAGAACCATTGTACGGCAATAGATCTGGCAAACAGGGAAAAACACATTGGATGGCATTTATTAAGGTGGATGAAAATGATGGATAATTTAGAAAATGTTTCTGCAAGAAGTGAAAAAGAAGAAAAAATTAAAAAAGAAAAAGTAACTGATTTGGAATTGGTTTTCGAGGTTTTTGACGGAAAACCGTACTATTCGATAAAATACAAAAATGTTGGTGAAGATGATTACCGCATAGGATATAGCTCATATTCTTTTGAGATTGTCTTGGCATATAAAGAAAAATATTTCGAACTGGTAGAAGAGGAAAAATCTAGCACAGAAATAAAATACAGAATTGACAGAAAAATTATATCAAACAGTATTCAACATTACGGCATGGACAATCAGAGTACCGTCTGCATGGAAGAATGTGCCGAACTTATCCAGGCAATCAGTAAAGCAAAGCGTGGAAAAATCAACCGTGATAACATGATAGAAGAAATTGCAGATGTGTTGATCTGCATCGAAATGTTAAAGCAAATGTACATGATTTCTGATGAGAAAATCAATGGATGGATTGAGAAAAAACAAGCGAGAGAAGCAGAAAGGATGGAAAAGAATGAATAAGAAAGAAATCTCAGAGATAAAGAAGCAGTTTACGCCAGCAAATTGTTCCATTACACGTATTTGTGGTTGTTATGTGGATGCAGAAAAGAATAAGAAAACCAAAATTAAAGAAGCTTTCCTTTCCCTTCCAGAGGAAGAAATGTTTAAGTATTTTGACATTTTCAAGAAAACCATGTCTGGCAGACTTGGGAAGGACCTTATGAACCTTGAATTCCCATTAGCACAGGAAAAAGAGGATGGAACACAGGAATTTCTTATGCGGATCAGAGCAAGTAAGCTTAAAGATGATGATATTTTGGATGAGTTCTACGATAAAGTGATTGAAAATTACGATTATCACGAAAATTACTACATAGTTCTCATTCATGCGGTCTATGATATTCCAGGAAAGGCTTCTGATGGAACCAAAATGCACGATGCATCAGAAGAAATTTATGAACACATTCTGTGCAGCATTTGTCCGGTAAATCTTTCAAAGGCTGGACTTAGCTATGATGTGACTGAAAATAACATCAAAGACAGAATTCGTGATTGGGTAGTCTCAAGACCAGAAACAGGATTCTTATTCCCTGTATTCAATGACAGAAGCACTGATATTCATGGAACCTTGTATTTCAACAAAAACACAAAGAATATTCATCCAGACTTCATCGAAAGCGTTCTTGGCACACCAATTCCACGTATACCAGGGAATGAAATCAATGTCTTTTCAGATTTTATCATGGACAATTTCGAAGGAAACACAACATTCAATTTCACGGAAAGCCTGGTTGAATCATTACAGGAAGTAAGAGAACAGAAGAAAGACAGCCCGGAGATGATAAACGTATCATGTGACGAAATGGAACAGATTTTTGGATATTGCGGAGTTCCAGACGAGAAGTTATCAGATTTCAAGGAAAACTGGGAAATGTATTTCAGTAATGAGCCTGTTGCCCTTGACAATATCCATAATTCAAAAACTGCAAAAATTGTAACACCAGATGCAACAATCTGCATCCAGCCAGATAAAATTTCTCTGATTGAACTGAAAGAAATAAACGGCGTTCCATCTCTTGTAATCCCGGTAAACGGAGAACTGAAAATCAATGGAATTGAAGTTGAATTGAGATAAACGCTTTTGAAAAATCCAGGAATTTGAGGAGGCAATTACATTAATGGCTAAAGTAAGCTGGATTAAAATTGAGATTGAAATGTTTAGCAACCGAAAAATTAAGCAAATAAGGAAAATGCCAGAGGGAAACAATATTGTTCTTATTTGGGTAATGCTTTTGACAATGGCTGGCAGATGCAATTCAAACGGAATTATTTTCCTCACTGAAAATATTCCATATACAACAAAAATGCTTGCAGATGAATTGGATTTTGAGGAAAGCATTATTCAATTAGCATTAACAGTTCTGGAAAAGTTCGGGATGATTACCAGAGATTCTGAATTACTTTCTATTCCCGGCTGGGAAGAGCATCAAAGTGCAGACGAATTGGAGAAAATACGAGATCAAAACAGAAAAAGGGTTGCAGAATATCGTGAACGTCAAAAAAATAAGGCCGCATTGCTTTGCAAGAAAGATGATGTAACGTTACAGAAACGTTACAGTAACATTACTGTAACGGAACAGAATAAGAATAAAGATAAAGATTTAGAATTAGATTTAGATACAGAATTAGATAAAGATAAAGAAAAAGATATAAATGATTTAATAGTATCTAAAGATACTATTCGTCAGACTGACGTCCAACGAATAATTGATGAATGGAATACTCTGGAAGAATTCGGTATTACTCCTGTAAAAAGAATGACACCAAAACGAGAACAGGCAGTGAAAGCTAGAATCCGTCAGAACTGTGTTGAAGATATTCTGGAAGCGATTGAAAATATTCGACACAGCACATTCCTGCAAGGGCAAAATAAAAATGGCTGGATGGTTACGTTTGATTGGTTCTTAAAGCCTGGTAACTTTGCAAAGGTATTTGAAGGACAATACATGGACAAGTCTACGAATAGACCATGCAGCTACATGGAGAAAATCCAAAACAGGGTAAGTGAGGTGGATAATTGGGTATGACAAGGGAAGAATGGGCGGTACTGGTAAAGGCAATGAAAGCGGTATATACCTCCCCATCATTTCTGCCAGATCAATATGCTTTTGATACTTGGTATGGACTTTTGAAAGACCTAGATTACAAGCTTTTAAGTTTTGGATTAAAGAAATATATGCAGACTGAATGGAAAGAGCCATCAATAGCCGCATTAAGGCAATGCGCACAAAACATTGCGCCGCAGAAGGAAGAGTTGAACGAAACAGAAGCATGGGAAAAGGTATGCAAAGCTATTCAGAACTCTACATATAATGCAGAAGCAGAGTTTGATAAGCTTCCAAAAATCATTCAGAAAGCAGTATCAAGTCCGGCACAACTTAGAGAATGGGCGGTATCTGAAAATGTGGATGGCACATGGTGGAGTGTAGTTCAGTCAAATTTTCAAAGGACGTACCGGGCAGAAGTGCAAAGAGAACAAGAACGAAGAAAACTAAGTCCAGACCTTTTAAAAATTATAGATACTGCCAGATTGGGAGGTGCGGAAAATTGCCAGATAGAAAACCATGGAGAGAATTAAAAAGCACTGAAATTATAGTCTTAAAGCGGAGGCAATGCTCGAAATGCGACTATTACAGCAAGAGCGAAAATGCATGGAGTACAAATGCAACCTGTGATTATATCTTGATCGAAGAACATAGCAGAGGATGTGATCCAAGGGATTGTGTTAAAAATGGTATCTTCAAGAAGAAAGCGAGAGGAAAGTCAAGAGTAAAGCGAGTGATTCTATGAGAAAGATAAGCGAAATGTATAAGCGGTCTGGCGGTACAGCTTATCAGCATACCTGTTCAGAATGCAGATTCTTCCGTGGCGGCAAGCATCCGCAATGTTTACAATACGAACTGGAAATTGATTGGAATCCAGATTATATAGCTTGCAAATTTTACAATCTGGAAGAATCTCAGATTGATGGACAGGTCAATATCTTTGATTTGTTGTAAAACGTGATAATTATTTTAAATAAAACGGCTAAAATTAATTTTTATGATATTAGCGAATATTGTTATGGCTAAATCAAAATAAGCGCTTAAAATTAAAAACAGGCTATCAATAGAAAGGAGGAACAGGAACCGCTGGCCAGAAAAAGGAATTCCCGGTTCCTCCTAAATTTTATGGATGAAATATTGAAATATGCTATTGAAAATGGTATTATAAATCCTGCACATGTACTTGAAGAAATACAAATGAAAAAAAAAGAAGAAATATTAAAAAAATATAAAATATGGCAGGGAATAAACAATAACTGGTATGTCTATGTTTACACAGACCAAAATTCCCGAAAGCTAGTAAAAAGAAGTAGCCGAAAGGGAATTGAAGATTATATTATTGCTTTTGAAAAAGAAAAGGCAGAAAAGCCTAAAACATTTATGGATGTTTACGAGCATTGGATAGAAATTCAAAAGGAATTTGTGACGGATAACACTTTGTATAAATATTCTACAGATAGAGCACGTTATTTTGAAAAAAAAGAATTTGTGGAAAAAGAAATTGGGAAAATGACAGAAGAAGACATAAAGGTTTTCATTGTCAGAACTGTAAAAGATCAAAAACTTTGCAAAAAAGCGTGTAAAACTTTGTTTGGATATATCAAAAACACAATAGATAGTGCAAGGTCACAACATTTATTGAATTATGATCCTATGGAATTTCTTTCACCTAAAATATTTTATAAATACTGCACGGAGATAGAAAAGCCTTCAAGTCATAATACGATATCAGACTATGAACTTAAACTAATTATTAATCGCTGCAAAAAGGATTTTGATGAACAGCCAGAATACATTCCCTCATACGCAGTGTATTTTGCAAGTCTCACAGGGATGAGAGTTGGAGAAATTTCGGCTTTAAAATGGGAAGATATTAATGAAAATTATATATCTATTAATAAATCAGAAAAATACAATAGAAATACAAAAGAATACTATATAGGAAAAACAAAAAATCAAATGAACAGATGGTTTCCTATGACGGACGAAATTCGAAAACTTTTAATGAAATTAAAATCAACAGAAATCAGCAATGGGTATATTAGTGAATGGTTGTTTTCAAACGAAAATGGAAGGGTTCATGCTCCTGTAATATCGTCATGCTTAAAAAACAAATGCAGGCAGGAAGGAATAGAAGAAAGAGGAATTCATGCATTTAGAAGAACAATAAATTCTAAACTAAGATGCAATGGAGTATCTGCCACTGTTGCTGCATCGCTGCTCGGGCATACTGAAGAAGTTAATGAAAAATATTATACATTTGATGTTAGCTCCTTGGAAGAAAAAAATAAAATTGTGTCAAAAGTGCAAAGGATTGGATGAATAAGAACACACATTCTGATTACCTTTTTGATTACCTTTGATTACCTCAAGTCTGAAAAGCCTTTAAAATCAAGGGTTTGCGGATTAAAGCGCGAGCCGTGAGGTCGCAGGTTCAAATCCTGTTGCCCCGATTAATGCAGTAAAATCAAGGGTTTGCGGACTTGGCATGAACGAGTGTTCTGATTACCTTTGATTACCTTTTACAAAAAGTACATATGAAAGGGAAAAGTACATGTGCAAAACAATAAAATCGCAGAGATGCGATTATTTTTTTGCCTTTTTTCGGAAACTGTGTTATGTTCAAAGAAAGGGAGGGCGAAATATGCGGATACACACATCCTATGATGTAATGAAGGAGTTTCTAATAACTGGTGCAGAACCGGATGGCAAATATGGAATCCCGAAAATTCCAAAGACTTTTATCCATCCAGGGAAAGATACTGTAGACTTTGCGGAGAGCTTCAGTCGAAAGATTAAGAACCATCGGGAACTTGATGTAAATTTCTATGTGGATGATGTACAGTTTCAAAGATTATGGAATCAGCCGGACAAGTATATGGAGCATTTAAAATGTTTTCATGCAGTCATTATGCCAGATTTCAGCATATCGGTTGGCAAGAATGGAATGCCACTGGTAATGTGCCTGTGGAATAAATACCGCAATCATGCACTGGCTCACTACATGATTTTGAATGATATTCCAGTAATTCCGAACGTAAACATATTACCAGAATACTGTTGGGACTGGTGCTTTGATGGACTACCAGAGGGAAGCGCAGTTGCCTGTTGCACCAATGGAAGAGTAAAGAGCAAGGCAGCACGGTTGGAGTTTTGCGTTGGTTTCAAGGAAATGGAACGTAGACTGAATCCACTGCGAGTTATCATTGTTGGAAGAATCCCGGAAGAACTAGAAACAGACACGGAAATTATAAACTTTGAAACCAGGAATCAGAAGATTAATAAGGAGGGCGTGAATGGGAACAACGACTGATAATTACCAGAGAAAGAAGAAACTTTCCAAGTCCCAAATGAAGAGGACGGAACGTTTAGAGAAATCATCCCATAGAAGATATGGAACACGAAAGAAAGAAGAATTAAATAAATTGTGAATTTTGAATCATTTGAAACTTTACGCTATAGAAATATTTGTGCAAATTTAAAATTTAAGTGGTAGCTAGAAAATGAGAGAATTTTTCTGGTTGCCACTTTTTTATGGATTTCCTTGATTTTCTGCTTCCAAAATGAAGTTGAAATTTAAGAATCATTCACAAGTTAGTTACAACTATTGAAATCTTGAACAGTTGCGACTTTTCCACCTACACAAGCCAACCAGGGACAGCACCGGGAACCGATACCGCGCCGAGCTGATGAAACTGGGAAGCTGCCAGGAACGATTGAGCACCAACGAAGCCAGCCGTAGCCCTGGCAGATCAGAACCAACAACCCACAGATAATAGGACATAGCAACAGGCAACATATAACATGGCGTTAAAATACAATAATACTCTTGCAAAATAAGTCTTAAATGGCTTGTAACGTATTTAGCCTATACTTTTAATTGACTACTATTATAAAACGCCTTAAAAAGACAAATACGGTGTTATACAAGCATATCAAAATATAGTTGTACAGTCCTAATTGTTATATAGCACGGTCAACTGCGACAGATCACCCGGAATCCGGGACAAGCTACGCACATAAGTGGACATAATACGCCCATTTAAACGGTACGCAAATAAAGCATAGCTGCACATAGCTATACAAGGCTATTATACATCTATAGTCGCAGACAGTCAATAAACTCTGTGACGCACTATAAAACGTTTTAAAGGCTCATAAACGGCTTATAATGCAATAGTGGCATAAATCCCCATTAACAGCATTAAAAGCCATTTACGGATAAAAAAGCGCATTAATTGATTGACTTATGGTATTAACTTTGCAATGTGCATCTGGCAGAATGCCAAAAAAACCGCTTGCACGCCGTGAACGTGCCGCCGGACTGGATACCGGGAAGCGGTGGAAAATCATTCATTTATAAAAATATTAAAATTATTGTCAACATAACCAACAATTTTAATTCTATCAATTCCGTATTGATCTTTTTGATTTTTAATTATATGCTTAATACATTCATTATCTACCCATACATCTAAGCCCATAGCATGTATTTTTTTATTTACTTCAAGCATTTTTCTTACATTTTCCTCAAGTATTGAATTTTTCATGTTTTTATCTTTCTTCCCTTCGCCCTGGGAGCCGGTTTATAAAGGGCGTTGCCGGGAATCGAACCCGGCGGAAACCATTATGCCTAGTTTAAACAACCATTTATTTTCTCTTCCAGATGCGGGAACGCTTCGCAGATTTCTTGAACGCTGTCGGCGTAATAATCCCCCACGGTCTTGCCAAAAATCTTGATATTTCCAGAGTAAAAACACCCTAAATCATTAAACCAGATATCAAGCCCTGTTGCCTGCTCCTTTTTGTCATTGTACCACATGTCAATTTTTATCATGTTTTTTATCCTCCTTGAATTTTTGTTAAAAGGCCGCCGGGGAAATGTTCCCCGGTACGCTTGCCGGCCTAGTATGCTTTTTCTTTTGCGATTTCAGCAGCTATTATTTGTTGTTCGAGGAAATACCGCAAGCCACCGTCCCCAAAACGTTTCAAATAATATTCTGCCAGTTCTTCAGTTGTGAATTTTTCTAAAGCCTTGCCAACATCAGAATAAATTCCAAAATATGTGTTTTTCCGTTCTGAAATTGCCCGATCAATTTCATTTTTGGGCTTTTCTGGCTCTCTTGGTTCAACAACTACGAGCCGATCAGCTCCCATTTTACGGGGCTTGATTTCTCCGCTTTCAAAACTTCTCAGCATGAAAGTAATAGTTTTTCCGGTTTTGCTCGGGTTAATTTCAACTATTTCTGATTTATAGCCGAAGTTCCACACTATAACATCACCGATTTTTAAATTTTTAGTCGGGATTCCTGCCCGGTTCCCGGAAATTCCTTGTAATTTAACTGTATTCGCCATAGTTTCACGCCTCCTTTAAAATTTCAAGAATCTTTTTGCAAGCTGTAATATATTTTTCAGTTAGTACTTCATTTTTGAAGTGCTCGCCACGTACCCGGGATTCGAGCCACTCAACAACGCTGGTTCGGTTGTTTCTCAGCTCTTCCAGAAATCCATCAAATGAATCAAAATCCTCATTCTTGATTAGAACCGCAACAAATGGGGCTAGTGCGTAAACGCTTGGGTTTTCTCCTTTTTCTTTGTACACGCAGCCATCCCAAACTTTGCAAGTAGTTCCTTCACATTCGCCGCAGAACTTTTTACAGTTGTAGCAAATCGGGTTGAATTTCAGACTTTCTAAATTCTTTTTTGTTTCGCTTCTTCTGTACTCCTGTTCTGGAGTTAAGATAATATTGTATGTCATTGCTTTTCACCCTCGCCCCTGTTATAATGGGGTTGCCTTTCTTTTTAGTTTGGTGCCCGGTTTGGTTTGGAAGTCGACCGGGCTTTTTTTATTTTGCCTAGGAACTAGAATTTTTCAATTAATCGGTGCCGGTTCCTTATGTCCTCATTGGCTTGAGTGGTTCGGGCGGTTCCGGTTGTTTGTTTCTTTTGTTCTCTGTTGATGGTTATATAATACACTAAAATATAATGTATGTCTATTGACATTATACACTAAAATAAAGAGTATGTTAAAAACAGTTTTTGTGCATATTGTACATTGAAAAATAATGTATAAAAATGTTATTATAATAGAAGAATAAAGTACTGCGAGGTGGTGTTAGAATGATTAAATATAAACGCAATATAATTGATATGATGGCAGAAAAGGGAATCACAACCTATTTAATAAGAAAAAATAAGATATTTACAGAAAGCCAGCTGCAACAGCTGCGCAATGATCGACTTGTCACGCAAGATACACTAAATAAAATATGTACTATATTGGAATGCCAACCTGGTTATTTATTGGAATATCTGCCAGATGAAACCACAAAAGAATTTGAAGAAAAGTTATTAACGTACATTAATAAATAATGTATAATAAAGACAGTTAAAAAAGAGTAATCCCATTAATATACATGTTTTTTGTCGATAAAATAAAGCCCTAGGAAATTAATCCCGGGGCTTTTAAAATGCTTATTTATGGCGGCGTAACGACAATCGAGGGGTTAACAGCCCCACCGCCGAAGCTGTTAATATTTTAATAACACAGCTTTTGGCAAATTGTCAAGAAAAATATTTTTAAAATACCGCTTGACATTTTTCTAAAACTTCTTTAGGCTATCAGATAACGAGAGCTGACGGAACTCAGGAAGGGCAGAGGCTGAAAGTACACAGAATCGTTAATTAAATAACACGCATAACAAGCCAGATCACGCCGGATAGAAACTCCTGGAAGGTCTGGCTTTTATTATGCAAATCTGCGAAAATGTAGCCGCCCTTATATTATATATAATTATATAATTATTCTCTGCCCTTCCTAGATTCCTAAAGCTGGAGTTTATTAAAAGATATGCTATACAGTACCGTATAATAATATATAAGATATAACTATAAATAAAGATTATAATATAATACCCCAATTATTATTTATTAATTATTAACAAAATAGATTGTTTTATTTTATGCAAAATTAAATTTGACAAGATATTAAAAACTGTGCTAAGGTATCAGCAACGAAAAATAAATTTACTTTTTACGACATTTTACCAAAGAGAACGATAAAAAAATAAGAGTGATTGGATTACAGGTTACTTTTATTTTGGGTTGTTCTCTTTTTTTATTTACAAATTAACGTGCTAAAGTGAGGTGATAACATGAAAGATAATACAGTAAATGTACAAGACATAGATATCTATTTAGACAATATTAATATATATGCTGATGAATATATAAATACTGTATTATGTATATCACCAGATAACGAAAATTATAAGAAAGAAGTATCAGATAGCTTTGTAGATATGATTTTTTATATTGCAGATCATATACAAAAACCAAGTAATGATGATATAGAGCTATTAGATAAAATGTTTAATACTTATGTGAGATTATGCAGTAAATATCATGTATTGCCAACGTTGGAAGTATTTAGCTTTTTAGTTGGGATTAATCGTACAACGTTTACTGACTGGATGAATGGAGTGTATAGAATAAACTCATCACATGGTGACACGGCTAAAAAATGGTTTGATATTTGCAAAAACTGTGCAATTAATAGACTGCATAACCAGACCGGAACAAATGCGAATTTGATATTTGTTGCAAAAGCTGCCTATGGCATGGCAGAAACAGCACCAGTGCAAGCCACGCAGCAGTATGGCGTACCACAGCAGACAGCCCAACAGATCGCAGAGAAGCACAAAGCCGCTTTACAGCTTCCAGAGATGGAAAAACCGGAATTGTAACAGTAAAAATACTATATGTTGTGATTGTGAGAGAACTGATTCTATATCTAGCAATACGCAATGTTTAAATAGGGTACACCCTAAAAAGACATTTTATAAAACACTGTTTTTTGTGCAATATTACAATAGATTTTGCATAGCATTCCCTTGATTACTGCCGCAGGCCCTTAAAGGTCAGCGTTAAACCAGGGAAGCGGGAACCCATGGGGCGGCGGGCTTCCCTGGTAGCGTCCGTCATGGATATCGGGGAGGGGGTATATATAAAGCCCTAGTCAGCGGTAGTCACCACCTCAACCATCGAAAAAATAAAAAAAGCTCTCCTTATACAGCAATGATAGTGATTGCAACACGAAAGCAGTAATCCTTAACTGTTTCTCTGCTAACACTAAATAAGGCAACACCAAGAAAGGAAAGTGTAAAACATGAATCAAGATATCAAGAATTACGCAAAGTCAAAAAGCGTTCGCTTATGGCAGATCGCAGAGGTGTTACATATCAATGATGGTAATTTCAGCAGGAAGCTCAGAAAAGAATTGTCAGAAGCTCAGAAACAAGAAATTATTCAGATCATAGACAGGATAGCAGAGAAGAGGGACAGGGATTAATTAGAGCATAAAAAAGAGAACCATTAAGGCTCTCTTTTCAGATCATTGCTATTAAATTTTACTATGATATCTGGAAATGCTTCAACAGAAATTTGACAACCAAGAAAGTCAAGGATGGCTATAAGCTCATATGCAGAAAGCGTTTCTCTGGAAAACTTGTTAGCTAGTGCTTGTGGTGAAGTTCCTAGATGTTCAGCAACTTGAATATTTGTAATTTTTTTCATTTTCATTATTTGTTTAATTTTTTGAGATACCATATAAACACCTCCTACTTACATAATAAACGCAAATGTTATAAAAATCAATTAAAATTCACTTAAACGTGTAATTTGCTATTGAAAACACACACATTATAGTGTATAATTGTTTTATAAAGAAACAGGAGCGTGTATATATGAAAGTAGGATATGTAAGAGTTTCGACAGTAGATCAGAACGAAGCAAGACAGATTGAAGCAATGAAAACAGATGGTGTTGAAAAAATTTATATGGATAAAAAATCCGGGAAAGACTTCAATCGTCCAGAGTATCAGAAAATGATTGCTTCTCTTCAAAAAGGTGACATTCTGGTAATCCATTCAATTGACCGTCTTGGAAGAAACTACGAAGAGATTATTGTTGAATGGCGAAAAATCACAAAAGAGATTGAAGCAGATATTATTGTACAGGACATGCCGTTGCTTAATACCACGCAAAACAAAGACTTGACAGGAACACTGATCGCAGACATAGTTTTGCAGCTTCTCTCATATGTAGCACAAAGAGAAAGAGAAAATATTCGGCAGCGTCAAAAAGAAGGTATTGCAATTGCAAAAGTCCAGGGCAAATATAAAGGTCGTGCCAAAAAAGAGATAGATAAGGAACTTTTCAACGAAACTAAACGTAGCTGGCAAAGAGGGGAAATAACAAAGGTACAATTTGCCGAGATTATGGGAGTTTCAAGAAGCACGCTATATAAACTTTTAGAGGGGGATAAAGATGATTGATTTTACAAACAAGTGCATTGTTACAGAAAACAATGTTGAATCAGAACAGTTGCTTAAAAAAGCAATAGCTCAAGGGTTCAGCTTGCCAAAAGGTCAAAAAGCAATGGAATCACATAGATACTTTCATTTTATTGGAAGTCCATATAAACATGTTGTGGCTCCTTATGAAGTAAGTTCGAGCGACTTCAATAAGGCGGTTAGATATTCGGAGCTGTTCGGTGATGAGCAAGAAGAACTAAGAAAAATTGTTGATTCAGCTGCAAGATGGTGCCGGGCATATGGGTATGAACATTTGAATGTATATGCAAACGAAGAGCTTGAAAGCTATACAGGAAAAGCCATTGCAAAGACAACAGACAATATCATACAGCGTGTTGATGTTGAAATAAAGAAACCACGTAAACTGACTGTTTCAGAGTTGGAAGCATATTTAGGATATCCAATTGAAATTGTAAGTTGAGGTAAGTGCTTATGAAACCAAAACCACAATCCGAATCCATCCGCATCCGATTTTCCGAAAAACAGAAAAAAAGGCTCCTGGAAGAGAAGAACCGAACAGACAGGAGCGTATCGGATATTGTGAGACAGGCAGTTGATGAATATTTCGGGAGGAAAAGACATGCTTAAATTTTTCTCAAAAAATAAAAAAGGTGTTTCTGAATCCCAAGGCTTTAGTTCAGAAGAAATAGCGCATGGCGTGTTCAGAGTTGAAAAGAAAACAAATTATTTTCATAAAAAAGCAATTTGTAAAGATGGAAAGTTATACAACACCGAAACAGCAATAAAAGTTATCGAACTTGATAAAGAAAAAGTGAATTGGTTTGGTTCATACCAGATGAGAACGTATTTTATAACGGCTAAAGGAAACTGGTTTTCTTGCTACACGCTTGTTGAAGCCGGAATACGTGAGCATATGAAACAAGTAGGCGACATTGATGTAAAAGTCGTGGAAACAGATGTTTCCTATTTAGATTTGGAATTGGAAAGCATTCAAGAAGTAAAGGAAAAATTAGGTTTTGCCGATATCGACCTTTACAAGAAATATTTCGGGGAGGTGGAAGAAGGATGAATTGTTTTTTATACATAATTGGGAATGATATTTGTAAATGTGAAAAAGAAGAAGATATTCCAAGAGAAGCTATTAGAACACTTAAATTGCAAAACGGAGAATTATTTTCAAATGGAAACGGAGAATGGAAAAAGTTATTCATGCCGGATGCACCAATAAGTGATAACAAGGATAGTCTTCCCGAATCCCCCATTGATGTAGCCTCTATGCTTATCAATGCCACAGTAACTTGCGAACTACCAAATGAAGGCATTCCACTTTCCCCACTATTGGAACAAAAAACATGGGAAATTCCAAAATACAACATTCTGCAGTTGGAAGAGATTGCGAAACACCTTCTTCTCTACTGTGAAACTAAAAGAAAGGGGTACGAAGATGCCGATAGTGAAGATCACAAACCCCAACCCCTATGATTGGCGTGGAACAAAATGTTTTATTGATGGGAATAAAGTTCCGAATGTACGATCAGTTGATTTCCATGTGGCAGTATATGGAATACCCGTGGTTAAATTTGAAATGATGGAAGTTCCAGATATTGAAATGGAGTGCCTAGCACAAATTAGTGTCACTTCTCAATCAATTGCTGATGCAATTTTGGTTTTAAGGCACGAATTACTACAACATGGAGAAATTTACGATGGCTTCAAATCAAGCCTAAAATCGGCTTTAGAATCCTACAATTACTGTGGAATGCCATTTGAGCCAGAAGAAGAGATTGCAGGAAAGATTTTGGATTTCCTGATAGGGGAGGAAAAATCAGATGAACGCACTTGAACTAATCGGAATTGCTGCGAATCTTATGTTTTTCGTGATTGTTATTGCTGGTGTTCTGTCAATGCTGGATGAAAGAAAGATAAATCTTTTACAAGCGTTCTTTTACTTTCTGATGGAAATTGTGTTTGCACTGAATATTTTCTTGATCATGAGGTGACATATGTATCTACCAATTCCAATTGGAATTATCCCGATCGAGTTAATCGAAAGGGTTAAATTCATAAAAGCACCACTTCGACTTAATCCATGTAGGCTCGGGAAAGCCTATGAAAGTGATAAGTCGAGGCATCCAGAGTAGTGAACAACAATCTTTATAGGATGAAAGTGCTGGACTTTATATATCACGCCCCTGGATTAATGGTGCGCCAGGGGGTAATGGGCTATCGCCAAGTGGTAAGGCCGTGGAATTTGACTCCACAATTCGTTGGTTCAAATCCAACTAGCCCAGTTTGCAGTAGTTAATATGCTGCAAAAATATTCTTTTTTTTCATAAGAAACACCTCTAGCCTTCTAGTCTAACTGAGACTGATTAAAGGGACTTCAAATATCCCGGAAGGCGTATCTGAAGTATCAGGAGTATTTCAGAAAACCTTTGTTATAGTTGGTGGTTAAGAACTGTAACAGTGCCAGTTTGGTTACCAGTATTGCCAACTGGTATCTCAGGAAGCTTAGTTCAGCGGTAAGAGCAACGGCCTCATAAGCCGTAAGTCCTGGGTTCGAATCCCAGAGTTTCCATTTCTTCTAAATGCCATTCATCCGTAATATGTGTGGAAAAAACTTCCAGTTGAGCGTGTGGATCAGGTAAATTATAGGTGCGATACGGCGTAGCCTAAATGGATCTGGTTTCCCAGCTGGAATGCATCTTGGAGTTAAAGAAATCAGCGCAGCGCACGCTGATTAAAGGAGTTTTCAAAAGATGCGAACCATAAGCCATTAAAGTTGTGCATAAAAATACTCGTGGAGCATACCACGGTTATCAAAAAGCCGCTAGGGTTGCCAGTATGCGTGCCGCAAATAAAGAAAACTGGATAGTGGAAAGCATAACACGATAAACCTATTGCTAACCCGGTTCTTCCGGGTTCTTGCAGGATAGAGAAGTGGAATCTCACATGGCTCATATCCATGGAAACGGCGGTTCGAATCCGTCTCCTGCTATTCCATCTACCAGGTGTAGATAGGACATCTGACTTTAGCATAGCTATTGTTGGTTTTTAGACGAGGTAGCTCAATTGGACAGAGCGATGAGAATATTAGTCATGTTTGTGACTATAATAGCAATTTACTCCATTACAAGGCATAGGTTGGTGGTTCGAATCCATCCCTCGTCACTGCCCCGGTTATCGGTTACGGAAAACCGATTAGAACATGTTTGTGTTCTTCACTGCAAATAATTTTATAGGTTCAAATCCTGTCGGGGAAATTATGTGATGCTTACAGCAATCATTTTGGACATAACTGTTAATTATGAAACCAAAAAGCATCATGAAATTTATGGGACGCTTGCAGCAACTCACTTAAATAAAATCTAATTCGTATATTTTATATTTTTCGTGTCCTGAAAGGAGAAGAAACATGGATTTTGCAAATGCAATGAAACAAGAAAACAAGTTTACAAGAACCGAAAACGGAGCAGTTGAATGCCAGATGAAGCACAGGGAGAAGAGGGAGGAAAAACATGATTAAAATATTAAAACCGGGAACAAAAAAAGAAACAACTTGTGATAAGTGCGGTGCGCTATTGAGTTATGATGAAAACGAAGACGTGAAAGAGGAGTGCATAGAAAAAGCGTTCGTCACAAATATGCCATCTGGATACGGACGTAAGCAGAAATACATCATATGTCCGCAGTGTAAGAACAAAATAATTACGTGGGCTACAAGATAGAGGGAGAATGCCATGAGAATTGAAGATTTGAAGAACAGCTGAAAAATGAAGTTGTTCGGTTATCTGAAAAATGCGAGAAGAAACAGCATATATTTCTGGATTATAAACAGTTATCAGAAAAACTTAACCAGAATCTTCTTGAAAATGATAATTGGAAGATTCCGATTGATGAAATTGAAAATGTAGATACTGGTCATCCATCTATCGAATGGTATGAACAACGCCACCAGTCCGATTGCATTACAATCAATCAGCTTCAGGCCGCATTGGATGTCATTGTTGACCGATATGCGAATTTAAGGAAAAACAAAGGGATGTGCTGATATGGGTGAGAAAGACAAGTTAAGGCGTTTATTTATAGGAGATGAGGAAATATCCATATCGGGAATACCAGAGTTTCCAGGAGATTTAATTGCTTATGCATTACAGACTTTTGATACACAAAATAATTCTGTTATCTTCGCAGGAAAATCACTTGAATTTGAAACCGAATTTAAACTCACTAAAGAAAATGCTTTGCTCTTTGCTTTTCCAGATCGAATAAAACAGAACAATTTCCGTAAAATGCACGGTATTCCGAAACGGAGGAAAATTAATGGTACCAGGAAACGCAGATTATGACCTTGACGGAGCTTTATTGCGTGATGAAGCCGTATATCTAAAGAAACTACATTCAGAGTATCTAGTATGCGATGATTTAAAGATTGGAAATATTGAACCAATATCAAAAGAAGTGTTGAACAATATAGAAATCACACAAAACAAAAAGATTGTTTACGGAACTTTTGGAACATTTTCCATTAATGATTTGCCAAAGCAATTGAGGGAGAAAATTAATGAGCATTAAGTCAGCATTAGAATCCGAAGGGATAGATTTTTCTAAATACATGAACCCACCCGAACCGTGGAATGGACAGGCATTGATACGGAATATCAATGGAACGAAATACGCTTGTTGTCCTTTTTGCCAGAAGAAAGCACTTCTGATTAGCCCAGAGACAAAAATTCAGCATCTTAAATTGAAATGCAAGGGTAGCAATTGTAAGAGAGAGTTTGAGGTGAATGTATGAGAATTGTGGTTAAAAGGATTCCGATTGAGATCATCGAACTTGGAATAGAAACATATGCGCAGATTGATATCGAGGAAATTCTTTTTACATCTTATCCGCCAATTACAAAGACCGTTTTAAAATTTTATACTGAGTACACTGTATTTGAATTTCAAAAGGAATATTCAGTAAAAATAAAAAATGATGATATGGTCATAAAATGTTATATTGGAGGACTTTCAAATATTCTAATTCAAAAAGATGCAGGAGAAAGAACTTCTGTTAAATGGTATAAGGTTATATGCGATTCAGAGGTACATGATGAAAATAATCCTTTGACTTGTTATATAAACCCACATTATCCAGAAACAAAACTTGATAAAGCTATAAAAAGAATCAATGAATCACAGAAATTTGATTCAGTATTCAAAATTGACATTGATGAATTTTTTGAACGACATACCAGAAGGGAATTGGCGCATATCGCACATGAAATTATCAATTATTTGGAGGAACCAGATGAATATAAAACGGATTAAATGTATTTTAACAGGCGGATGTAGATTCCGGGATTCAGCTATTTCAGAGTGCGACGATAAAGAAAAGACCTGTACCATTACGGAAACTTGCTGCAAGTGTGGGAAGAAATATACAGCCGTATTTACTTACAAACAATTAGGGATTCCAGATTGAGGTGAATATATGAAATATGGTGTAGTGAATTATCCCGTTAAGGTTATTGATGAAGAAATCATTAATGCACTGGCAGACATTGAAATACATCATGAAGAAGATAAACGAATTGTTTTGGTAGAATGCGTCATGAATTACACTGATCTTCCGGAGGAATGCATTCTTGAAATTGGATATCTTAAAAGAAAATTCAAACTCATGCATACTGAATCTGTTGCATCAGAATCAGATATTTATAAGTTGAAATTTATGTTCGAACGAGTAGAAGATATAAATAAAAAAGACGAGTGGTGGGATTCACTTAGAAGCATCGTGAGGTAATGTATGATATGGAACGAAGAAATATCCTTTGATGGATTTCAAAAGAAGATTGATGAGTGGTACAAGGATAAAGACTTTGAACTGTGCGACCCACCTATCAGCGCTCAGTTTGCCTTAGACTTAATTTTCAAGACATTAGTAGATGATAGAGAAGATTATCCGTATCTCACAACTATGCCTGAAAATACAGAACAGACGAACAGCATTATGCTTGACTTGATTCTTCGGAAATACAGTCGCAAATACAGAAAGTATCTGCAAAAACAAAAAAGAAGAAAGAATAAATAATCAGTCAGAGAGCCACATGAGAGCCAGACTAAATCCTAAAAGAAAGGAGGTCTGGCTCTATTTTTATGTCAAAAATTACAGAAGGCTCATTTGAATGGTATCGGGCAGTCTTAAATCAAATCATCAGCGGAGATATGTCTGTTTACCAGAATCAGAAAGACTGCCTTGATCTGTTGTTAAACATGAACATTGATTTACCGTTTACGGAGAATCCGGAAGCACAGCAAATGGCAATAAAAGTAAGTAAGTATACTCATAACGTAGCCGCAAGACAAGCTGCACTGACGGGAAGCGGTAATTTTGATGATATCTACTGGCAGTGTTTGCT